AAGTAAAATGTTTTTCAATTACCTTTCCACCTAATGCAACAGATGCAATTGGAACAGTTGGACCTAGAGTATGATCTGATAGACCAGGTATAACATTATATGTTTCTTTCATATTTACCATTGTTCTTAAATTTGCATCAGCTGGATCTGCAGGATATGCTGCAGTACATTTTAACATTACAATATGTTTCGTTCCATTACTTCTTAATACATGAACAGCTGATTCTAAATCTTCTAATGATGCACCTCCACTAGAAATAATAACTGGTTTTCCAGTTTCTGCTATTCTTTTAATTAATATATGGTCGGTAACTTCACATGAAGCAATTTTATATGCTGGACAATTATGTGATTCTAAATGTTCAACTGCGGTTATATCAAAAGGACTAGAGAAAAGTTCCATTCCTAAATCATTTGCTTTTTTCATAAGTGTTGGTGTCCATTCCCATGGCGTATAGGCTTTTTTATATAAATCATATAATGTTCCACCATCCCATAGAGTACCACCTTTAATCATAAATTCTTCTTTATCAGAATCTAATGTAATTGTATCTGCAGTATATGTTTGTAGTTTAATAGCATCTGCACCAGCTATATGTGCCTCTTCAATTAATTTTAATGCTACATTAATATCTTGATTATGATTAGCAGATAATTCCGCTATAATAAATGTGTGGTCCCCTCCAATTAGTTTGTTGCCAATATAAAATTCCATTAAATTTATATAGTGATATTCTTTTAAATAATACTTAATATATAATTCTAATGAATATTATACCATACAACACACAGTATACCGACCAAGAAGATATAGATGCAATAATAGATTTGTTTAAATCAGGTGGATTCCTAACATGTGGTCCAAAAGTAGAAGAATTTGAGAAAGCAGTATGTGATTATACATGTGCTAAACATGGGGTTGCCGTATCAAATGGGACTGCAGCTCTTCATATTGTTTGTCTAACATTGGGTTTAAAAGAAGGTGATGAAGTTATTGTTCCTGCTATAACTTTTGCTGCTAGTTCAAATTGTGTTTTATATACTGGTGCTAAACCAGTTTTTTGTGACATAGAAGAAGATACATTGAATATTGATTGTAATCTTATAGAAGATCTAATTACAGAAAATACGAAAGCTATAATTGCTGTAGATATGGGCGGGCAATTATGTGATTATCATAGATTAAGAGATATTTGCAATAAACATAACTTGGTATTAATAGAAGATGCGGCACATTCAATCGGTGCACAAGAAACAAAATGTCCAAAGAGTCCTAAAGTAGGATCATTTGCAGATTTCACAACATTAAGTTTTCATCCAGTTAAAAATATAACAACGGGTGAAGGAGGGATGGTAATGACTAATAATGTTAAATATTATGAACTATTAAAAAAATATAGGTCTCATGGAATGACTCGAGATTTTAAAGATAGAGAAAATTGCCAAGGCAAAAACACAATTTCAGGTCATGAATATGATATTGATATACTAGGTTATAATTACAGAATGACTGATATTCAAGCTGCATTAGGTATATCTCAGTTAAAGAAAATAGATATGTTTATGAAAAGAAGAGATGAAATTAAAAATTATTATTTGGAAAAATTAAATGGAAATAAAGAAGTTGTATGTTTGAATTACAAATTTGATTCAGCAAATCATTTATTTATTGTCAAGATTAAAAATGGAGAAAGAGATAAAATATATCAGAAATTAAAGGATAATAATATATATTGTAATGTACATTATAAACCGGTGTATTTATTTTCTTATTATATTAAATTAGGATATACTAAAGGATTGTGTCCTATAGCAGAAAAAGTGTATGGTGAAATTTTATCTTTACCTATTTATTATAAAATAAAAAATGAAGATATTGATAAAATTATTGGTCTAATAAATTAATATTATCATTTATAATATTTTGTAAAATATCATCAACCTTAATTTTTTCTTGATAATTTTTATAATATTTTAAGAAAAAAGTAAAATTTTCAATGATACCGTGATCTAAACTATCTTTTGAATTATTACTTATTCCGTTAACATGATATAATAATTTTTCATCATTGCTTAAATTTAATTTATCTTTTGGTAATTTAGTTTCCCAGTTATGGTAATCTGGATGATATGAATTTAATTTTTCTTCATTATTTGATAGTTTCATATACAAAGTTAGACCTGAAATTTCAAGTAGTTTAAAATTAACTTTATGATCAATAAGTAACATAATTAACTTTGGAATCATATTTGGACATCCTTTAAAATTAAATTTCGAATAATTATTTGCCATACTTACAATTTTCTTATTATCTATATCTAGTTTCATTAGATTACCAGCTAAACAAGTTTCAGAAACAAAGTACAATAAAACTTTTTTATCATATTTTTTTATGGTTTCTGGATTACCATTAGTAAATACTCCATTTAATAATAAAATAATTCTAAATTTTTTATTTTTAATTTTCTTTAAATTAGGTTGTAACAATTGAATCATTTTGTTATTTATAATAATTAAATCATAGTTATTAAAATAAGATAAATCGGAATTTTCATCAAATTTATTAGCAGGGCCAAATATTAATATTTTTTTGTTATCTAAAAAACTCATTAATATAAACTAGATGTTATATTTAAATATATTTTAAAAGTTCGTTAATTATAATATTTCCATCATGCTTTTGGTAAAATTCTTCACATTCTGTACACCCTATATTTATTCGAAGACACCTGTGATTTTCGTCAAAACATCTTATTACTGTTTCATTATCATATGTTGTCATTTTTGGATTAAATAAACCCGGATATGTTACAATAGTGTTTCCATTAAAAGCCGCAATACCAATAGATAAACCACCGTGAGGAACAAGACTAACAATCGCTTTAGATGCAAAATATATTGTTTCTCTATATGAAAATTTATCTTTATATGTTATACAATTTTCTAAAAATCTAGATTCTTTTTCATCAAATTTAGAAGGACTTATTTGTACAAAGGTAATATTATCTTTTAATTTATTAACTATATTTTGAACTTTCTCAAATGGATAGCTTCTACCTAATTTATGATTTTGAGGCTCTACAAATATAAACCTTTCTGTTGGTAAATATTTTTCAACGTTTTCTATTTCTTCTTTTGTCATATGAAGATCACCATTTATGTTATATTTTTTCAAATTAATATTTTCTGCATATCTTTTAACAATATGTGTTTCATCATAAATTTTTGTTATATTATATTTTTTATCAAATTCTAAATATCCATCTGATTGTATTTGAAAATAAATTATATTTGGATAATTTTTATCTTTAGTTACATATGGATTATTTTCAAATATAATTTTACCTTGTTTGTGATCTAATACATTTCCTTTCCAAATAATTTCTACATAAAATTTAAATTTGTCATTATCATTGCCTTTATTGCAACTTACAACACCAAATTTATTATTGTTCATTTTATGTTTGGCAATCTTCTTTATTTTTTTTTCAATTGTTGGTTGCTCATTAATTTCATTATACATATCTCTAATTATTGAGGTCCAATGAATATAATCACCTAAGCCCATTATATACTATTATATATTATTATATATTATTATTTAAATAATAATATATAATAATAATTAATGAATACTTTTAATAAAGTATTAGAAAATCAAAAAAAAAATTTTGATAACTTTATTGAAAATATTAAAGAAAATGAAATTAATAAATTAGTTGATTTATTAATTAACTATCAATATAAAAATATTTATTTTGCTGGTGTAGGTAAGTCTGGTAACCTAGCATTCCATTTATCAGATGTATTTAAGTCTGTAGGATTAAAAGTATTTAATTTAAATATCATGAATACAACACACGGTGATTTAGGATGTGTTAAAAGTGATGATTTAATATTATTTTTTTCAAAGTCTGGTAATACAAAAGAAATATTAGATATTATTGATGTATTTGAATGCCATAAAGTATTAGTTTGTTCAAATATGGAAGCTAAAATTACTAAGAAAGTAAATGAAATATTTATAGTTCCAATGGAAGAAGAAGGAGATATACATTTTAAATTAATACCTTCAAATTCAATTGCAAACAATGTTATTTATTTTAATTTTGTGTTAAATTTATTTATTAAAAAATCTGGATTGACATTAGATGAATATAAATGTAATCATCCTTCTGGCGATATTGGATTTAAAACAAAAAAAGTAAATTGCTTTATTAGTAATGATATTTTAGTATCAAATAATATAAATATGTCTGTTAAAGAAGTAATGGATTTATTACAAAATAATAAAATGGGTATTGTTTTTGAAGATGTGGAGAATAATTTTTATGGTATAATTACAACCAAAGATATATTAAATTGTGCAAATAATATATTAAGTAAATCTAAAGATATAAATGTTTCAGTTAAAGAATATATAAATAAAAATCCTTTTATAATTGAAGATTCTAATTCATTAATATCTTCAAAAATTAATGCTATGAGAGATTATAAATTTTTTAAATTTATTCCTGTTATAGATAATAAGAAATATGTAGGTATAATTGACAATAGTAAAATTCTGAAATATTTGTAATTAATATTAATCTTTCCGTATAATAGTTTGAATACTCATTCTATTACAATCGACATCAATTTTCTCTACGCCATGAAATGAAGTTGGTTTTACTTTAAAGTTAATTGAAGATCCTGGATAATACTCAATTTGTTTAACTTTTTCGAAATCATCAAAACTATAATGCTTTTTTTCCCATATTTCCTTATGTCTATCAATTAAATCTTTATAAACACAAACACCTAAGTTCTTATTAATATCTTCATCACAAACAAGATATGTAATTTGAGTAGCTGCTCTTTTAAAACTATCAGTATGTGGTCCAATACTGTAATTTTTTTTGTCATAAACTAATTGTAAGCTATATCTTAAATGTTGTTTTGATTCGTAATATTTTTCATAATGCGCTTTAATAATTTTATCAGAATAATATTGTAAGACACTATTTAATGGTTCTATATCTTTGAGAAAGGGATATATGTTATAATTAATTCCATTTGTGGTATCTCCCTCAACATCTAACATAAATCTAGATTGTGATAATCCATTTTTTGTATTTAAATATTTATTAATTTCATAAAAATTCTTAATTAATTTATCACACAATTCCTTAGTAAATAACTGGAATGTTGTATGCTTGTAAGGCTTTTTAATAATTTGAGCATTAATTAAATTATCTAATAAAATTCCTTCCATATATAAAATATTATATTTTATTTTTATATGGGTTATAAATTATTTAATGTGATGTTTTTTTGTTTTAAATCCCATTTTTTCATTTGGTTCAAATGGATAATTATTTGATTTCAAATAATGATATAGAGGTGCTTTATAATATTTATTTTTAAGATTTTTTGTTAACCATAAAAATTCTTAAACTAATTTTTTATCTAAAAATGGATATCTAGTTTCAATACCAAATAAACTAGCTGTATATTCTTCCTTGGCAATAAATGATTCATTTAATCCCCCATAAAAGTTTGGCCAAGGATAAACATCTTCTAGATTATCAGGAAAGTCTCCAAAAAAACTAGAGGGAATAGTTGGATTAATATTAGGATTATTTAAATCTTTGATGCTTCTACCTTGCCACCCATAATCACTATAAATTTCATCAGCACCTTGTCCAGAAAAAAATATTTTTACATTATCTGGTTTAGATTGTGTGAATATAAAAAATAAACCAACACCAACCCAATCACCAATGATATTATAATATGATGTTATTTGACCTGGTTTAGAATATTGTGCTATTGATGAACCTTCCATGTGTTTTTGATAATATTTTTTGAATTCTTGATAAGTTTCCTGACTAATATCATAAAAGTTTTTATTTTTATTCAAATCTAATCTTTCTTTTAATACTTTCATATTTTCTTGACATTTCATTGAATAAGAGACATAATTTGTATTAATTTTATTTAAACTACAACTAATTGCTCCTGAATCGTATGCGCCACTCAAACATAAACCAATTTTATTTTCCTGAGTATTATTATTTAGAGCTCGTTTTTTTATTGCATTATCAAATGCTATACAAAAATCATCATATGAATCTTTGTGTTGTTTTAGATCAAAAGTATAAACATTATTTTCTTCTATTACTTCCATTGTTTTTAAACTTCTAATAATATATTTGGTCTCATTCTTTTAATACAATCGTGTTTTAATATATTATTTGGAGTTAATTTTTCTATTAGTAAATTCTTCCTCTAAAGCTGAGCATTGACAAACTGATGATCTAAAACTAGATACAATAATTCCATCTTCAGTTATATTATACCATTGCGGTTTTATTCCAAAAATATCAGATGATTGAAGGATTATATTTTTTTTAAAGTCAAATATAATAAAAGTAAATTCTCCATCTAAATCTTTAATAAATTCTGTACCTTTTTCTTTATATTGTTCTAATAACATTTCTGTATCAGATTTATAGTCACCGAAATCTTTATAATTATATACTTCTCCATTAAAACATAATACAATATTATTTTCTTTATCTTGTAATGGTTGATAGATAATTTCACCAGAAAAATATAAGATATTATGTATAAAAACGTAACCATTATGTTCTAAAATATTCGTCCATCTGGTAATCTCTTCTTTAATTTTTTAATGATTTATAGCATTTGATTGGTAATATTAGAAAACTACACATTATTATTAAGTGATAGTTTTTTAAACAAAATTATTTAAACTATTATTGCCAATTTAATTATATGAGTAATTTTAAAGTTTATGTGGGTTTTGACTCAACAAATTATGGTCAACAACTTGCATTTGATGTTTGTAAAAAATCAATTGAAAAGCATAATAAAAATATAGAAGTTATTAAAATTGTCAGACAAGAGATGATCGATCAAAAACTATTTTGGAGAGATGATACTACTGGTGTAACTGAATTTACTTACACTCGTTTTTTAGTTCCATACTTAAATAATTATCAAGGATGGGCTTTATTTTGTGATAGTGATTTCTTATGGACTTGTAATATTGAAGAAGTTTTTGAAAAATATGCTAAACCTGAATATGCAGTTTCTTGTGTAAAACATAATTATAAAAATTGTCACAGTAAGACTAAAATGGATGGTAGACCGCAGGAATTTTATCCAAGAAAAAATTGGTCTAGTCTAATGTTATATAATTGTTCCCATCCAAGTACGAAAAATTTGACACTAGAAAATGTTTCTACTCAAACACCCGCATGGTTACATAGAATGCAATGGGCTAAGGATGAAGAAGTTGGTGAAATTGATAAATCTTATAACTATTTGGTAGGTTATTATGATGACGATAATATAAAAGCACTTCATTATACTGACGGAGGTCCATGGCATCCAGGTTATGAAAAAGTAGAGCATGGTGAAAAATGGTTAGAATATTTATCAGATGAAGAAAAAGTAAAAATGAATAAGGAGATTCAAGACTATTATAAATAAATATATGATAATTTCCAATAGATTATAGAAATGAGTATAATATTTTATAATAAATATACTTTTTTGAATAATAGTTATTTGTCAATCCATATTGTAAGACAAACTTATCAAAAAATAAAGACTCGTAAAATCTTGCAAAGATTTTACGAGGATTAAAAATATAATTAAAAGTCCAACACTTGAAACTAATTAATACCAGTTTTATACCCATTCCAGTCCTGTGTGTAGTCCATATAATATTGTCTTTCCTTTATTAAATAAATTATTTATTTATTTAAATATCAGAACCTTTTGCTTTTTTTATTATATTAGTCGTACTTTTACCAATAACACTATCAATAAGTTCAATATGACCCAATCCTGGATGTTTTTTATAAATATCTTCTTTTGTATAATCACCACCTTTAGTCCATACATCTGGTTCTATTATATTCATAATTTTATCTAATTCAGTTTCATTATCATTTTCTAAATTTTCATAATATACATAAACATAATCAACGTATGGTATTACTGAAAATAATTTAAGTCGATCTTCTAAATTATTAATAGGTCTATTCTCACCTTTTAAATGTTTAATTTGTTCATCAGAACTTAAACAAACAATTAATTTATCTCCAAATTCTCTTGACTGTTTTAATATATCCATGTGCCCAACATGTAGTATATCAAAACATCCACATGTTAATACAATTTTTTGATTATCTTCTTTTAATTTATCCTTAATAAAAAGTAATTCTTCTTCACAAGAAATAATTTTATTATTAGTTAATTCATTTTTATTTATAAGCTGTAAAAACTTTTGACTATCTAATTTCATATTTTCTAAATCACTTATTTTAATTAAACTACCTTCTTTTAAAATATGTCCATCGGAAAAAATTTGACCTTCTAATAGGATAACATAAGAATCTATATTTTTTTTATTTAAATTATTAAAAGTATTCACTAATAATTCTGTATTTTCAATAGTCTTATTAATATTATTATTAATATAAAAGTAATTATATTCTTCTAAATTTTCTGTTGCCACTTTAACTGAACTTTCATACCCTGTTTTTGCTCTTTTGTATTTATCTACTAGACGTAATAGATCATTCTTATCAGTGAAAGTAATATCATTATCATAAATTTCTATCTCCATAAAAATAGTATTATCTTCGAGTGCAGATAATCCATGAAATTTTTTCTTAGGAATAAAACAAAAAACACCCGGATTAATGATATCAAAATCATCAGCCATTTCTAATTTTAATTTACCATTTAATACAGCTAAAAAAGTATCTTTTCTAAAGTGTGTATGAATAGAAGTTCCTGTATTTTTCTTTACACTTAAAATCCAAATTCCAATCTTATTGGACATATAAGCTAAAAATTCATAACCCCATGGCTTTATACAAACCTGGTCTTTATAATCAACACATTCGCCGATGTCAATATCATAATTATTGGTTAGTCTTAAATCTGTTTTAGTTAGAGAATAATTTCTTAACATTATAATAATATACATATTTTTATTTTAAATATTTTTAACTAATCTTGTTGAAATATATAATGAATAATAAAAACTTTCTATTGCTTTAAATTCATTATTTTTAAAACAATGTGCATTTCCTAACCATATTGAAATTATGAAAATATTAATCAAGTTTACCTCTTTAAAATCATATTCTTGAAATGATTTAATATTTATAGTTAAATTATCTTCATCAATATCTAACTTTTTCACCTCTTTCAAATCAAAATAACTATATCCGCCTAATCCAAAGTAAAATTTAGCATAATCATATTCTTTCATTCCATAAAAATTAGATTTTCCAAAATTACCCTTTGGGTCAATATATTTAATTTTATTTGTTCCTTCGTTAATTAATATATTATTAAGTTGTGGATCACCATGGAAAGGATAATAAATATAGTCATCAATAGATTCAATGTATTTATTAATCCATTCTTCAATGAAATTTAATATATAATCTAAACTCAATATTTCAATTCCATTTACTTTCTTTATGTGTGAATATCTTTTTACCAATTCAGATATTTCTTGATATCTTTCTCTAACTTTAATATATGTCTCTGTTTTTAAATTTTCAATAAAAAAATCTTTCGAAACTTTTTTTTCCAGTGTATGTAATAATTTGAAATCTAAAAATATTTGTTCTGTTTCTATTGCATTTCCTTTTTCTAAATATTGTTGATAAGTAATATAATTATTCAAGTATTCCATAGTAAATTTATTATTCGATATACTTAAAAGTTGTGGTATTGGAAATTTTATTTTATTATTTACTATTTCTTGATAAAACAAAATTTCATTATCAATTCTTTTTTTACCATATTCAGAAATAGCATTCTTTTCTAATACATTATCACTAATTTTATTTACAGAAGTTAATGTTGATCCATATCCAGTGTTCATTAATAATTAAAAGAAAATAGTATTTAAAATACTTTTAATTATTTTTTATTTTAATTTATTTTAATTTATTATACCAAAAATCTAGTAAATCTTTAATAGTAGTTTCAATTGATATAGTGGGTTCCCAACCTAATTCTTCTTTGATTAACGATGCGTCACCGTCTTGGAACTGAATATCGACTGGTCGCCATAATTTTTCATTAATTTCTCTTTTAATATCTTCTAATTTACTAAATTTAACTAATAGGTCGGTATAAGCTCTCATTTTTAATGGATCTCCTCCACAAACATTATACACTTTACCATTTGAAATATTTTTATTAGTTGCAACCAAGTAAAAAGCATTTGCAACATCCCTAACATCAGTAACGGCTCTTGTTGTGTCAAGATTTCCTATTTGTAATACCTTCTCTTGTTTTCCTTGCATCATCTTTACAATTTGAACTGCATCAGATGCAATTGAAAATCTAGCACCTCTTCTTGGTCCTGTAAAACAAAATGGACGAATAACAGTTGCTGTCATTTGTTTGTTCTTCATTCTTTCACATACATATAAATCAATAGCACACTTTGATGCGCCATATGGATTAGCTGGCAATATAGCATTTGTTTCTTTTATTTTACGTTCGTCAATTCCTTCATTTCCATAAACCTCAACAGTTGAACAGAAAATAAAATGACAATCTGGTTGATGGTCGCTCAAACATGTCATTAAATTAATAGACCCAGTAACATTTGCTTCCCAAGTTCCGATTGGATCTTTAAAACTTGTTGGTGGATGGGTTTGAGCTGCTAAATGAAATACAACATCAAATGTATAATCTTTGAACATGTTATCAATTGTTCTAAAATGAATTAAATCTCCATAAATAAATGTAATCTTATCAAACTCTTCATCGGTAAGTAAATCTTTAATTTCTTGTTCGGAACCACGCGTACCTCTTAATAGTCCATAAACTTCGTGGCCATTTTTAATTAGTTTTTGGGCCAAATGTGGTCCCAAAAATCCTGTAATACCTGTAATTAAACACTTCATATATTCTATATATATATTTATTTTTTAAATATAATTAAAAATATATTTAAAATATAATTATATTACTAGTTAATGAAAGTATTATTATGCGGCGGATCGGGTCTAGTCGGAAGAGTTTTTATGGATGTTTTTAAAGAAGAAAATCCAGATGATTCAATTATAGGTACATATAATAGTAATAAACTTGATGATTTAGTAAAAATAGATTTTTTAAATATCCAAGAATTAGAAAAAAAACTAATAGAAATTAAACCAGATGTTTGTATTTCAAATATAGCAGAACGACAGAACGAAACTTGCGAAAAACAATGGAATAATATAAAACAAATTAATATAGATATACCTTACAATTTATCTGTGGTATGTAAAAGATTAAACATATTTTTAGTTCATATTTCTACAGATTATGTTTATGATGGGTTAAATCCACCTTTTAGTCCAACAACATTAACAAATCCTTTACAAAATTATGGAATGTCCAAATTATTAGCAGAACATAGAATTAGATCTGTTTTTGATAATGAAAAAGATTATTTAATATTAAGAGTTCCAGTATTGTATAGTGACAAATTATTAACTCTAGAAGAAAGTGCAGTCCCTTTAATAGTTAAAAAAGTTATGAATAGTGTCGAAGAATTTAAGGAAGATAACTTTTCAATAAGAAGACCTGTATTTATAGCTGATTTTTGTAAATTTATAATTAATACTATTAAAAATAGAGATTTATATGGAGTTCATTGTTTCTTTAATCCATTTGATAGTTATACAAAATATCAAATAGCAGAAATGGGAGCTAAAATTTTAAATAAAAGTATATCTCATATAACACCATTAAATGATAAACCATTATATGATTCTGCTCCAAGACCTAGAGATACTCAATTACAAGATAAGGATATCAGTAAAAAAATAGAAACTAATGAAATTCAAATAACAAGACTAGAAGACGCGTTACCAAAAGTATTAGGGAAATTTATTCATCCAAAAAAAAATATAGACATGGAAAATGTATTTTATTTAATGGATTTAGATGGTACAATAGTAGATAGTGAAATAATCCAATGGAAAGCTTATCGAGATGCATTAGCTGAATATAATATAGAATATTCCTTTGATCAATTTACAAGTATTTGTCATAATGGTGATATTAAAGAGTATTTAAAAGACGAACACAAGTTTACAAATGATATGTATTTAGATATGAAGAAAAAGAAGAAAGAACATATGATTAAATATAAAGATGAATTAAAATTAATAGATGGCGCGAGTGAATTCATTAAATATATTGATGATAATAAAATTAATCATGTGGTAGTAACAAACAGTTCTATTGATACTGTTAACTTATATAAATCAGCTATTCCGGAATTAGATAAATTAAAAAATTGGGTTAAAAGGGAGGACTATAAAATGGCAAAACCATCAAGTGAATGTTACGAAAAAGCAATAAATGATTTTTCTAAAAATGAAAAGTATGTTATTGGATTTGAAAATAGTTATTCTGGGCTAACATCACTTCAAGGAGTTACTGATATTATTTACTTTATAACTTATAAAGATTATTTATTTTACGATAAAATTAAAAAAGAAGATATTTTTTTAATTAAAGACTTTACTCAATTATCTTAAATTTAGCTCTTTTTAATCCTTCTTTTAAACATTTATGATTTTAAAAATCGATCTGCTAAATTATAAAATTTATAATTTTTATCGTACTGTCTATATAATATCCGAATCCCATATATATATTTTATAAAAATATCTTATGAAAAAGGTATTAATTTATTGATTAACTCTATTCAAATAATTTTTTATGTTTTTCTTTTAAGAAGTCAAATATTTTTTCAGATGAGTTTGAATGGGTAAACAAATATGTTTCTATTATTTTACTAAAATATACTGAATCTTTCTTTTCTAAATTTTCATAAATTTCTTTAAATAAACCAAATGATATATTTTTCCATTTATCATTTTCAATACGTTTATAAGTACGATCATCTAGTAAATATTGATTTCTTTCCCAAATTCTTAAATCTGATATAATATCAATACATGGTATCTTACTGTATATTGTTTCTTCATTGGCAGATGAACTTGAAATAATACATAAATCGGATATTTTCATTAGTTCTAAACTTTCATTTGGATAGATATCACTTGAAACAAAATAATCGCCTCTTAAATTATCGTCTATCGATGTATCTTTTGGTCTTGTTTTAACTATAATCTTGAAACCTAATTTTCGTAAATGAGAATATATATTTAACATATCCTTGTTATTAAAATTAATTCTAATTTTTGGAAATAATAATAGACAATATTTTTCATTACTATTTAATTTAAATTTTTTATAAATTTCATCTTTAGTTGGTATATTGTCTAATTTAGTATTACCTAAAAATACATTCTTAACAGATTTATATGTTTTATTAGTATCGACTGATACTCCTCCCAGATCAATTTTACCACTATTAAAATTATCCATTTGATTAATAGTATATTTACTTGTAAATGATGCATAATTTACTTGATTAATAAAATGATGATAAACTGCCCAAAAATTCATATGTTCTGTCATTGACATAGTAACTACTTTTTCTTGGTCTAGTTTAAATAATAAAGATTCATCTAGTCCTTGTTTTCTAGGAGGTCCATAAATATCACCATCTATTAAAAATACTAATCCCTTAATTTTTGATAAATCTATTTGTTCTGCAATTTTAATTTTAATTTCGTACTTATTTAGATATTTTTCTAATATTTTAAAATTATTTTCATTTAATGGATTGGCATATTCTTTATAATTTTTTCTAAGAATAAAAATATTCTTATGTCCTCTTTTAGACGATTCAATTACTAATGGTATATAAAACTGTAAAAAAGTAATTGATGAAAATAAATAATATACTTTCATTATAATATAAGTTATAATAAAATTTTATTTTAATTAATTTTCTATATATTTAAGAAAAATAGTTAATAAATCTTCTAATTTATCAAGTGGCCATTGCGTTGGACCATCACACTTTGCTTCTTCAATATTATCATGTACTTCCATAAATATAGCATCAACTCCTGATACCAATGCTATTTTTCCCATTAATGGAATAAATTCTCTTAGACCACCTGCTTTTACTGTCCCATCAGCATGAGTAATTGCTGGTTGTTGCAAACAATGTGTTATATCCATAGATACTAGGTTATCTTCGCCTTTCATCCATACTAAATTTCTGGAATCAACTACTAAATCATTATAACCAAACATAGTTCCGCGCTCACATAAAATAATTTTATTGGTATGTCCGAAAGCTCTGAATTTTTCTACAACTTTAATCATTGATTGTGCATTTAAATATTGACCCTTTTTTACATGTATAATTTTATTAGTTTTTGCAGCAGCTTCAATTAAATCAGTTTGACGGCATAAAAAAGCTGGTATTTGAATTATATCTACTACTTTAGCTACTATATCGCAATGCCATGGTTCATGTACATCAGTTATAACTGGTAAATTATATTCGTCTTTTACTCTTTGTAAGATCCTTAGTCCTTCTTCCATTCCTAGTCCACGATATGAATTTACAGATGTTCTATTTGCTTTATCAAAACTAGTTTTAAAAACGTATTGGATATGGGGAAACTTTTCAAATATTTTTTTAAGTTCAGAAGCCATATGCATAGTATGTTCTTCACTTTCAATAACATTTGGACCTACCATCATTAGAAACTTTGTATTATCAATTTGCATTATATACATATAAATATATTTTTCTAAATATATTTTTCTAAATATATTTTTCTAAATATATATAATGCAAAGTAATACTATAAAAGATTTTTTAAACTGTATTGAAGAAGATCCTAAATTAACCGAACTTATAAAAGGAAAAAGAGTTTGTTTATGTGGACCATCAATAACAAATATTGGATCTAATTATGGTGAATATATTGACGGATTTGACACAGTGTGTCGTGTGAACTGGCATATAACAGGTAAAAATGGTTGGGATACAGATTTAAATTGTGATTTTGGAAAAAGGACTGATGTTATGTTTTCAGGGTTTTTTTTAAAATATGAATATGATAATATTAAAATAATGAAACAAGATGATTCTTTATTTAATTGCTTCAATAAAATTAAATATGTATATTTTACTGATCCGGTAACTTTAAAAAAATATGTTGAAGATAATAAAGATTATTTTCAAGCGGTGTCAAAAAATATGTTTTCAGATATTAATGAATTTGAAGAAAACCTAAAGTTATTAGATATTAATTATGGTATAATTAATGTATGGTTACAAAGGGTAAATAATTTAAACTATATGAAACAATTTTTAAATCTTCCAAAAGAAAATAATCAAGCTTCAACTAGTTCTGGAAATCACGCAATTCAAGTAATTTTAAGACATCAACCAAAAGAATTATTTATAACTGGAATGAACTTTGCTAATTTTGGAAAAGGTGGATTATTAAAAGATATGTATGTTGATAATGGTCATTCTAGAAATAGTATGGGAGTAAGTAAACAGAAAATTGATACTAAAGTTTGGAATATCCATACAAATAGATATACTTTGTTATTTTTTAAAAAAATTTTTAATGAATATGATAATATAGAATTGGATAAATTACTAAAAAATTTTTTTGATAATTTTAAATAATTTAAATAAATATTATGTACATATATTATAATGAGTACAATACTAATAACAGGAAGTTCTGGATATCTTGGAAGATTTATAATGAAACATATTGATAGAAATAAATATTGTAATATTATTTGCTTGATAAATTCAGAAAAAAGATATAAAGAAAATGATTTTTTATATAAAGATTGTAAAATCTATAAAGGTGATATATCAAATAAAGAATTTGTTAAAGAAATTTTCTCTGAAAATACAATAGATATTGTTATTCATACAGCCGCAATGAAATACATTGATACATGCGAAAAATTCCAACAACAATGTATTGATACTAATATTATCGGTACATTAAATATTTGCGAACAAGCTAAAAAACACAATGTTAAAAATGTTATAACTATTAGTACAGATAAAGCTAATAATCCGGGATGTTTATATGGAATTTCAAAATTAGCGTCCGAAAGAATTACAATTAGTCATGGTTATAGCGTTTATCAAGGCGTTAATTTTTGGAATTCGGATGGTTCATTTACTCAAAAATGGAAAACTATAATTAAAAATAAAGAAACAATTAATTTATATAATGATAAACATATACGATTTTTCTCAGATCCAAATGACACTGCTTTAGAAATATTAAGTTTAGTTGAAAATAATAACATAGTTCACAATTGCGTAAATTATCCATCTAAATGTTGGAAAATTAAAATAGTTGATATATTTAATATATTAAAAGATCAATATCCAGATATAAAATTTATTATAAAAAGTTCTGAAGAAAATAATTTTGATAAAACAGAAGAAGAAATAAATGAATTTACAAAAGTTGAAGAACTTAATAAAGAATTTTTAAATAAGATTATATCATCTATTTTTTATTAAATTATCAAAGTTTGATAATAATTTAAATGAAAAAAATTGATTAGAATCTAATTTTTGATTTAAAACTTTTTCAAATTTATTTTCTTCAGAACTTTTTATAATAAATTTATATCATTATACAATGAATTTGAACTAATCAACTTTTTAAATAAGTCTTTGGCATCTATATCAATAATATCGAAAATCTCGCGATTATTTAAAACAGTTTCAAAGTCTGTTTTAATATCATCTAATATTCTTTCTATTGGTAAAAACATTATATAGAATATTTTGTTATTATATCTTTAACCAGTAATATATCTTTTTCAGCAGTTTGAATACTAATCGTTGGATCACATAATAACATTATACCGGTTGTAAATAATATTTTAGTATTTGATAATTCTTCTTTTGGTTTAAATTTATCTAAGGCTTTTTCAATATAAATTTCACTACACGAACCAACAGTCGCTACTATATTATTTTTATTAATTTCTTGAATTATTTCATCTCTTGAAATTTTGAACTTTTCTGATTCAATAAAAAAATAATATTTATAATAACTATGATATATATCCGAATTTGGTAATGTTAATCTTATATTACAACTGGTGTCTATATCTTTTAGTCCTTCATTATAAATATTAGCTATTGTTCTTCTATGTTCAACCCATGAATCAAGTAAATCTAAAGCTTCTATACCAATAACTGCCTGTATTGGCAACATTCTCCAATTTGTACCAATATTTTTATGTAACCAACGAAATCCTGGCGGATGTTGTTTGTTAAATACAGTATCATAATCTTTTCCATGATCTTTTATTGACCATGCTTTTCTAAATAAATGTGGACAATTAGTTGTAACCATTCCTCCTTCACCTCCGGTTGTAATAATTTTATCTTGACAAAAAGACCAAGCATTAATATCACCCCAAGATCCAACTGATTTTCCTTTATATTTTGCACCATGAGCTTGTGCGCAATCTTCAATTATATATATTCCTTTTTCTCTACAGTAATTACATATTTCTTCTAAATCACAAGGCCATCCAGCAAGATGAACTAATATAACTGCTTTTGTTTTTTCAGTTATCCCACCTTTGATAGTTTCCAAAGTAATATTCTGACTATTAATATCAACATCTACAAAAACTGGTTTTATTCCATAATATGCACAACAAGATGCTGATGCAATAAATGTTCTAGGTGTCACAATAACTTCATCACCTTCTTTTAATCCTAAAGTTTTAATACATAATTCTAAAGCAACGGTCCCATTAAATACTGCAACTGCATAATTACATTTTATATAATCTGCAAATTTAGTTTCAAATTCTTTAACTGAATTATTATTCCATTGATTTAGTTTACCAGATTTTAAGACATCAGAAACTTTTTCAATCATCATATCATTCATTTGAGGCCACATTATTATTAATTAAATAAATATCTTTTAAAGTATTATTATATTATCAAATAATGTTTAGTGTATTAGATAATATTAAATTAAATAATAAAACAGCTATAGTAACAGGTGGTTTTGGAAATATCGGAATGAAGATTGTTGAAACTTTATTAGAATTAAAATGCGAGGTTATCGTTATAGATATGGATGGACCATCTGTAAAACAAAAAATAGAAACTTTTGAAACTAAATTTAATATTAAATTAAATAAAGAATTACATTTTTATAATACTAATCTGGCAAGCAAAGATAGCATTGTTGAATTATGTGAAATAATTAAAGGAAAATATAATAAAATGGATATTTTAATACATTCTGCTGCATTAGTAGGAACATCTAATTTAGAAGGTTGGTCTGTCCCATTCGAAGACCAATCAATGGAAGCTTTTGATTTATGCATGGATATTAATACAAAGGCACCTTTATTATTTTTTCAAAGTTTAATCGAATTATTTAAAAAGTCAGAATGTGGAAAAATAATAAATATAAGTTCAATTTATGGAATTAGAGGAAATGATTTTTCCCTATATGAAGATACATGTATGGAATCACCAATTGCTTATTCAATTAGTAAGGCAAGTTTAAACATTATGATACAATATTTGGCATCATTATATGGGAAATATAATATATGTTTTAACAATATTGTTTTAGGTGGGATATTTAGAGGTCAAGATGATAAATTTATTGAAAGATATAATCAAAAAACACCTTTAGGACGAATGGGCACTGAAGATGATATCAAAGGAATGATATCGTTTTTATCAAGTAATTTGTCTAATTATGTTACAGGACAAAATTTGGTTTTAGACGGAGGTATAACTTGTAAATTTTAATACTATATTTAAAAATAAAATATTAAATATAGTATTATGAAAATTTTAGTAATAGGTCTTGGATCTATGGGCAAACGAAGACTCAGATGTTTAAAATATATTGAAGAAAATGATAATTCTAAATTTGAATTATTTGGGTATGATAAAAGTATAATTAGAGTTAATGAATCAGAAAGTTTGTTTAATATTAAAAAATATGATAATTATGAAGCTTACTTTAAAAATAATATTGATTTAATTATTATAAGTACTCCGCCTCAATATCATGAATTTTATATATTTGATTCTATAAAAAGAAATATTAAATTTTTTGTGGAAGCGGGTGTATTTAATAATAATACATCACTTGTAGAGAATAAATTATTTCAAAACAATGTTATTGGGATGCCATCATCTACTCTATATTTTCATCCGGCGATTAGAAAAATTTCTGAAATTGTAAATAGTGGTAAATTAGGTAAAATTTCGAATATATTCTATCATAGTGGTCAATATTTACCTGATTGGCATAGTTACGAACATGTTAAAGATTACTATGTATCAAATAAAGATACAGGAGGAGCACGCGAGATTGTACCTTTTGAATTAACATGGCTTGTAAAAATATTTGGATTTCCAATATATGTATCAGGAAATTATAAAAAAACAATAGAAATAGAAGGAGCTGAAATAATTGATGATACATATAATTTAGTCTTAGATTATGATAGTTTTAGTATTAACATGACTGTTGATGTTGTATCTAGATATGCAACAAGAAATTTAACAATTAATGGTAGTTTATTTCAACTTACATGGTCTTGGGATACAAATAATATTTTAATAAAAAGTAATTCGAATGATCCTGAAATAGAAACGATTAATATAGAAACGATGAATCCAGCAGATGGATATAATAAAAATATTACAGAAGAGATGTATGTTGATGAAATTAGGGAATTTATAAATTATAATACAGATTATAAAAATGAAATTGTTAATAACTTTTATTTAGATAATAATACTATTGAAATATTAAATAATTTAGAAGAAGCATATGATAATAAAAAATATGTTAAATTTGTAAATATCGGAATTTTGATCCATATCAGATTAGAGTCTACTCGATTAAAAGAAAAACATATTATAAAAGTTAAAGATAAATATTTACTTGAGTATCAAATATTAAGAATTAAAAATCAAATAGATAAACTCGAAAATATTAATCCAAAAATTATTTTAAATGTATCTGATATTTCAAGAGATAAATATTATAATTTATTATATGAAATTTGTAAAAAACATAATATACATTTATTTTTTGGTAATAATAATAGTATACCAATGCGAATACTTGAATGTTCTGATTATTATGGATTAACACATATTGTTTCAGTAGATGGTGATGATATTTTAGTGTCAGGTGAACAAATTACAAATATTTGTCATAATATGTATAATAATCCGAATTTAGAATATATTTATTCGAAAGATTTACCATTAGGGATGAATATTGCTGGGTTCTCATATCAGGTATTAAAAAAATCATTAAAAAATTCGAACGAACATAATGATACAGGATGGGGATATATATTCGACAATGTTAAAAAAACAGTGCTTAATATAAATATAAAAGTAGACAATTATGATAAAATTCGATTAACTTTAGATTATGAAATAGATTTGCATTTATTTCAAAATATTTTAGAAAATAATTCTTATTATATTTCAGATTCCGAATTAATTAATTATATTAATAATAATGAACTATATAAAATTAATGAATCTATTATACAAGAATACTGGGATAATTTTAATAAAAATAAAACACATTAGTGTAATTAATTATATTTTCTAAAAACAGATTTTATAACATATGATTCTAAATATTTATCAATACCTTCATCTAATGCTTTCTTATATATAATTAAACTCTTTTCAATTGCATCTAATGTTATTTTCATTTCATTTTCGCCATGTGAAAAACTTACAGCTATCCATGCCATAATAACTCCATTTTTACACATTTCTTGTAAAAATAAAGTTCTATATTTTAAACATGCATCTTTATTTTCATTACGAGTAACAAAGTAAGGTCCTTGAAATAAACCATCAAAATTAAAATAATCGATTAACCCAAGTTTTTCACTTATTTTATTACCTTCAATAATTAGTTTTTCACCATAGTCTCGAATATAATTACTAACATTGTTTTCTATAATAAAGTCTAAATTTTTAACCATTGCGCCTAATGAACACATTTCTGCACCATGTGTAGATGATAATAGGAATGTTCTTTCACGACCTTCTGTAATAACATCACCCAACGACATTATCTCTTTTTTTCCTCCAAGAACTGCAAGTGAAAATCCATTTGCGATAGCTTTACCGTATGTAACTAAATCAGGACTAATATTATAAAGTCCACATGCACCTGTTATGCCAAATCGAAAACCAGTAATCATTTCATCAATTATAAATACTGAGTTATATTTTTTACATAATTTATGAGCTTTATGAAGAAAGTTTTCTCCATCTTCATATATTTTTGGGTCTTCTGTAGTACATGGTTCCATTATTACTGCAGCTATATCATTTGGAAATTTTAAAAATTGTTCTTCTAAAGATTCAATATCATTATACTTAAATTTTAATTCTGCACTATTATTTAAAAATGGACATTTTTTGTCAAATAAAGTTCCACGTTTTAAAGGTGTTGTACCAATAAACCAATCATCAAACGAAAAGAAAGGATGGTCTTGACATGTAATTACATAACTCTTATTATTATATGCACGAGCTAGCTTTACAGCAGCTGTTGTTACATTAGAACCATTTTTTGCAAATTTAACTTGTTCTACCCATGGAATTAATTGAACTAATTTCTTTGCTGCTATTAATTCTATTTCACTTGGTTTAGTTAAATTATTTCCATTTTTAATTTGTTCAATTGCACCATCATCTACTATATCATTACTATATCCTAAAATATTTGCTCTTAACGCCATTCCATAATCTAAATATTTTTTATCATTTTCATCCCAAACATATGCACCCTTTCCTCTTTTTAAATATTTAGGAAGATTGTTAGATGCGGTGTCTTCGCCTCTACTATAAGTATGTGCACCGCCAGGGATATATTCATGTAATTCACTTGTATAATTCATTAATCAATAAGTATATTCTTTTTTAAATCATTTAGACAATAAATATATAATTATAATAAATGGTATATATTATTGCAGAAGCAGGAGTTAATCATAATGGCAAATTAGATTTAGCATTAAAATTAGTAGATATAGCGAAAGAATCAGGTTCAGATGCTATTAAATTCCAAACTTTTAAAGCAGATAAATTAGCATCAAAAGAAGCTGAAAAAGCACAATATCAAAAAGAAACAACTGATTCAAGTGAATCACAAGTTGATATGTTAAAACGTTTAGAATTATCATATGATGAATTTAGACAAGTTAAAGAATATTGTATTAAAAAAGGTATCGAATTTATTTCTACCCCATTTGATTTAGAAAGTGCAGATTTTTTAAATGAATTAAATGTTAATGTTTATAAAATAGGTTCTGGTGATCTTACTAATTACCCATTACTCAGAAAAGTTGCAAGAACCGGTAAAAAAATGATACTTTCAACTGGTATGAGTAACATGGATGAAGTAGAAAATAGTGTTAAATATGTTATAGATAATGGATGTAGTGAATTAGTTGTATTACATTGTATATCTAATTATCCTACCAAAAATAAAGATTTAAATTTATTGGCTATAAAAACAATGAAAGATAAGTTAGTATTAATTAAACCAGATATTGAAATTGGATTTTCCGATCACACTGAAGGAATATATGCATCTGTCTATTCTGTATGTGTTGGTGCTAATTATGTAGAAAAACATTTTACTATTGATAAAGAGATGGAAGGTCCAGACCATATGGCTTCATTAAATCCTGAAGAATTAAATTTATTTGTAAACCAACTAAGAGATGTTGAAGTTATGTTAGGGGATGGTATTAAAAAATTTAGAGAATCAGAAACTGAAAATAGAAAAATTGTTCGTAGATCTTTAGCATATAATGTAAACATAACAAAAGGAACTATATTGGGTTATGATGATTTAACTACTCTAAGACCAAATACTCATATTTGTGGTAGTAGGTTAGAAGAATTTATTGGAAAAACTATTAATTGTGATGTATCAGAAAATGACTTTTTAGAAATATCACATTTTAACTAAATTTAATTAAAAAATATTGTATCTAAAGATTTTATAAAAATTTCTTTAGAATCATAAATATTATATCCAAATTTTATATTAGATATTATTTTATCTCTATCCGTTTTAACATATTCTAAATGTTGGTTAATGTCATTAAATTCTGATGATATTACATTGCTTGATAAAGGTCTACCTAATTGTCTATTACCTACATTAATTATTGGAATTTTTAGATAAGGTAATTCATATAAACCAGATGAAGAATTACCAATATATAAATAACTATAATATGCAACACTTAAATATTCATCTCTTTCTAAATTATCAATAAAAATTATCTGATTTTTATTATTATTCATATTCATATTTGATTCTATTTGACTTAAAATTTCTAAATATCCCGGATCACAATTTGTTTTTAAAATAAGTATATATGTATCTTGGTTATTATTTAAAAATAATGATAAATTATTAAAAAAAGATTTGATATATTCTGTATTATTCTTAGTTTCAGGATGAAATACACATAAAATATATTTTTCGTATAAATTAAATTTTCTTAGTATTATGTCTTTTTTTATTATTGGTTTATAATCTTTAAAAATTTCTAATCCTGGATTTCCAATTAAATGTATATTATTATTATCTATATTCATTTTTATTAAGTTAGTTCTTGATTCTTCTGAAAAAGGCATATGATAATCTGATAATTGAGTAATCGCATTTCTAAATTGGTCATCCATTGCTCCTTTTGTAATATCCCCACCAGCTAAATGACATATTTTTATTCCAAGAATAAATGCAACTTGTGTTATAGCTAAAATTTCAAACCGATCACCTAGTAAAACTAACATGTCAATCTTATTTTGTTTATTAATTTTATCTAATTCGGAATAAAAATTATTAAAAACGTTACTCATAATATTATTAATCGCATTAGCGTGTTTATTTGATTTATCCATTATATTAATTTTTAATATATCATAATTATTTTCAATTTCAATATATGTATTTCCAAATTCCTCAGATAAATGTGTACCAGATACGACTAATGTTAGATTATATTTTTCAGAATCTTTGATTAAATCAACTAATGGTTTTAGTAATCCAAATTCTGCTCTAGTTGTTGTTACAAAACAAATATTTTTCTTCATATATATTTAAATAGAATTAGTTATATACTTTTATATGGAAATTATCTTAATAGGTGGTGGTGGAAACTGTAAAAAGATTATTGATATGATAATGTCTGAAGATATTAATATAAAAGGTATATTAGATGATAAATACACCGATATTCAAATTAATTTTTATAGAAAAACAAAAATAATTGGAAAAATATCTGATTTAATTAAATATAAAGATTGTAATATAATTGTAACTATTGGTAGTATAGATTTTAGGAAAGATTTTTTTAATAAATATATTGATTATAAATTTCCAAATCTTATACATACAAAATCATGTATTTCTGAATCTTCTCAATTAGGAAAAGGTATAGTAATTCATTATGGTGTTTATGTAGGTCCAGATGTTATAATAGGTGATTTTTGTCATTTAGATACTAATAGCATTATTGAACATGATTGTAATCTAGGAAATAATATTATGGTTTGTCCTGGTGTAAATATTTGCGGTGGTGTTAAAATAAGAGATAATGTATTTATAGGAGCTGGAACAACTATTATAAATTCAACTAGTAATAAAGAAATTATTTTAAATCAAAAATGCTATATTGGTGCGGGTTCATTAATTACAAAAAGTATTGAAAGTAATAAACTATATTACGGTAATTCATTTAATTATATATTGAAAGATAGTTAGACTTTTGGTCCAATTCCAATTTCTGTATAAGTTACACCTTCTAATTTTGGCAAGTATCTATGAGGATCAATTACATGACTCCCTTCAACAAATTTATATTCTTTAAAAATTTTATGACCACATCCAATGAAATATATTTTCTTTCCTAATTCTATTTCTTCTTCATCGATATTTGGATCATATGTTTCAACTTCTACGCCCATTTCTTTTAATTGATATTTTAATAATAAAGCAGTACTTCCGTCTAATAAATTAGTTTCTGCTTTAAAAGCAGTTCCCAATATACACACAGGTAAATTTAATTCTTCTTTCTTATTTTTAACCAAATCAGTTAAAAATTGAGATTGTTCTTCTCTTTTTTTCATAATAAAATCATAATAATTATTTTTAAGTCCTAGTTCATTACTTAACCATGACATGGCAATATTATCTCTTGGATGACATCCTCCTCCATCGCCCATACCACCAGTAAGATAAGCAGGTGCAATTAATCTTCTTGTACCTAATTTTAAAGCAGCAGAAACTTCATCAATATTAGTATTTGGTAGATAATGACACATTTCCATTAAATTATTGGCCATTACTACTTTAGTTGTAATAAATGTATTATATGAAACTTTAATTAACTCAGCATTTTCTAAACTAGTTGAAAATACAGTAGCGTCAGTTATTGTTTTATAAAAAGCTTTGACCTTATCTTCAGCTTCTTGGTTAACTTTTCCCAGTAAAATAAATTCAGGATTATAAAAGTCATTAACTACAGTTCCCATTGCAATAAAGAAAGGATTGTAGCATAAATTAATTCTTTTTGACATAGTCGGTAATATATATTTTCTTAATGTTCCTGGTAATACTGTAGAAATAATTGTTACAATCTTATCTTCGCCGAGTGTATCTAAAACTTCACCAATTTGTTTAATACAATCAATTAACCATGTATAATCAAAATCTTCTCTTTCATCTGGAATTGGACATTGTCCACCGTATTTAGCAATATGTGGTGTTTGAATTGCTACAAATACGATATCTCCAAATTTTAAAGATTCTTCCAACGAGTCAGCAAATTTTAAATTAGATTTTTCAACCATTGGAGTAATCGGTCCATCCAATAATTCATTTTTTTCTTGAGTAAATAAACAATCTATAGGTTTAATTTTGGAATTATATTTCGGATTTATATCATAACCTAAAACTTCATGTCCTTTGGCATCAATTGCGACAGCAACTGGTAATCCCAGTTTTCCTAATCCAATAAAACTAACTTTCATTAATATAATATAGAAAATATTTATTTAAACTTATAATAATAGAATGTTAATACTTTTCTAAATATATGTATATATATGAAAATTGCAATATGTTTTTCTGGTAAAATAGGATATTCTAATGGAAGAGAGTTATATGGGAATAAATTAGATATTAATATAACATATAATCATCTTAAGAAACATGTTTTAGAAAAAATGGAAATTTTATTTTAAATTTAATAACTTTACCAGATGTTATCCATTATGATGTTTATTGTAATATTGTTGTTACAAGAAAAAAAGTTCAAAATGATGGCGAAGCATTTTGGGAATGTATACCTGACCGTAAAAGATATAGATGGCCATATGCAAAATTTTATAAAGAATTTATGGATAAGAATGAACCATTATAAAGAATACTATATTATAATATATATATGTCTGATATGAAAACTCCTAAAAATAAATACCCAATGAGTGGTAAAATTGAATATGAGTATAATTACAATCCTAAAACTACAATCGTAATTAATTATTTTACATCTGTTGATACTATGATTAAAACTATAGAGAGATTACGTACACTTGGTGATGAAGTTGAAATTATTGTTAATAATGATAGATTTGGTCAAGATACCGAAAAAATTATGAAGTCTTTAACACATCGAAACGACAGAATGATAATTGCGAAGGATTTAGCAGAAAGACGTGGTTATCATCATGGAGCTCAAATATCAAATGCATCTGATTATATTATTTTTTGTCAAGATGATGATTTGGCACCAGATAACAATAAATGGTATCTTGATTGTTTGAAAGAATTCGAAAATGATCCGAAATTAGGAATGATTGGATTATTAAAAGGCGGATGGAATTATTCTCAACCAGGAAAGGTTACAATTACAGATGAATATCATAAAGTTTACGTTTCATGGCTTGCTACTGGTCCACTTATGATTAGAAAAGATTTATATTTTAAGATAGGATCGTGGTCTAATGAATTTTCTCAAATTGGAGAAGCTGATGGTGGCGCAGATGCGGATATTGCAACAAAAGTATTACTTCATGGTTACAAATCGATGCTTTTAAGAACTCCGGCAGTAAAAGAATGGTATCGTAGATTTGAAAGAGGAGATGGAATGACAAATAATAGTATAAAAAAAAATCCTACAGATGCTCGAATTATGACTAATAAGAGGATTATTTTGAATAATCAAATTTATTTTGAAAAGTATCAACATAATTGGAATGAAATATATCAAACTGTAAAAAAACATAATGCAGAAATTGGAATTAAAATTTAAAGAATTTAAATAAATCTATTTAAATAGAATTATTTAAATAACTATAATGTATAAAATTACTGTTTCATCATGTAATTTAAATCAACATTGTCTTGATTTTAAAAACAATCTTAAAAATATAATAGAATCGGTTAATATTGCAAAATCACATAATTCACAAATAAGAGTAGGCCCAGAGCTAGAAATTTGTGGATATAGTTGTGAAGACCATTATTTAGAAATAGATACAGTAGAACACTGCTGGTTAATGATTGAAGAAATTATTAAAAGTAATATTACTGAAAATATTATATGTTCTTTTGGAATGCCTGTTCTTTACAATCACACTTTATATAATTGTATAATTTATATTTATAATAATGAAATTCTATTAATTAGACCCAAAAAAAGTTTATGTTCAAATGGTAACTATCGTGAAACCAGATATTTTACTCCTTGGACAAAGTTAAAAAAAATATTTTCCTATAATTTACCGATAAATATTGTAAAAGCAAGTAAACAAAAAACTACAATGTTTGGAGATGCAATTATTTCATTTAACGATATTAAAATTGGAACAGAAATGTGTGAAGAATTATGGGCGCCTAATTCGCCAAATACACATCTTGGATTACAAGGAGTGCATATCATTTGTAATAGCTCTGCTTCCCATCATCAACTTAAAAAACTACAATATAGAACAGATTTAATAAAGAATAGTACAGCTAAAAATGGTGGTATTTATATTTATTCGAATTTAATTGGTTGTGACGGAAATAGATTATATTTTGATGGTTCTTCTTTAATTTGTTGTAATGGCAAGTTTTTAAAACAATGTGCGCAGTTTAGTATGCAAAAAGTAGAAGTATCTTCTGCTACAATTAATATAAAAGAAATAGATATTTATAGAAGTAGTATTAAAAGTAGAGGTGTCCAATCTTCTAATATAGAATTATATCCTGAAATAAAAGTGGATACATATTTATGTAATTCGTTAAATACGATATCGAGTAAAATTGATGTTAAATTCTATGATCCAATGGAAGAAATTGCACTTGGTCCAGCTTTATGGTTATGGGATTATTTAAGAAAATCAGGATTAAGTGGTTTTTTCTTACCATTATCGGGTGGTTCGGATAGTAGTTCTACAGCTACTATTGTTTATTCAATGTGCAAGTTACTATTTGATAATTTTGAAATAGTTAAGGATGATTTAAGAAGAATAGTACAAAATAAAGAATTTATTCCTAAATCTTCTCAAGAAATTTGTTCTGAAATTTTTTATACTTGTTATATGAGTACACCTAATAATTCTGAGAATACAAGATCATATGCTAAAAGACTATCTTCCTCAATAGGTGCTAATCATAATGAACTTGATATACAAGAAATTGTAGATTCATATTTAAAAGTATTTAATGATAAATTTAATTTTAAACCTAAATTCAAAACTAATAATGGATCATATATAGAAAATTTATCTTTGCAAAATCTACAAGCAAGAATTAGAATGGTATTATCTTACTTTTGTAGTCAATTATTATTAGTAACGAAAAATAAAAATGGAGGACTACTAGTATTAGGTTCCTCAAATGTTGATGAAGCATTAATGGGTTATTATACTAAATATGATTGCAGTAGTGCGGACTTAAATCCAATTGGAAGTTTTAGTAAAATTAATATTAAAAAGTTTTTAAAGTTTGGCAAAGATTATTTTAAAATAGATGTATTACAAGAGATTCTTGATCAAAAACCTACTGCTGAATTAGAACCAATTACATCAGAATATTCTCAAACAGACGAAGAGGATATCGGAATAACTTATCAAGATATTAGTTATTTAGGAATTTTAAGAAAAGAGAAAAATTTAGGTCCAGTTAATATGGTTCATTATTTGATAGACGAAAAATACAATGGTTATTCTATTGAAGATATTAAAATATTAGTAAAAAAATTCTGTAGAAGATATGCTATAAATAGGCATAAAATGACAACATTAACTCCATCATATCATGGTGAAGATTATTCACCGGATGATAACAGAAATGATTTGAGACCATTCTTATATAATATAAATTGGGAATTACAAAATGAAATTATTGATAAAATATAAATATATTGATGTTATTAATATGAGTCCATTACACTAAAATCCATTACACTAAAATCCATTAAATAACTTTTTATTTTCGAAAATATAATCTTTACAAATATATTAACATTAATAAACTATATTTGTAATATTTTATCTACTTGTATATAGTTATGAATAGTATTTTAAAAGTTTTAGAAAAATCTTTTATTGAAATTTCAAATATTATAAGAAATAATGATTCAAATGTATTATTTGAAGTTATTAGCAAATATAATTTATCTGGAGATAATGTAAAAAAATTAGATATTATATCAAATCAAATTCTAAAAGAAAACTTGTTGAAATTAGACATGATAAAAACAATTGGTTCTGAAGAAGAAAATGAATTAATTTTTACAGATAATAAGAATGGTAAATATATGATTTGTTTTGATCCATTAGATGGTTCAAGCAATATTGATGTTAATATTACAGTTGGTACAATATTTGCTATATATGAATATTCAAATGGTAAAATACAAAATGGACATAATATTAAGATGGCAGGGTATTGTTTATATGCTGGTAGTACTCAAATGGTTATTGCTGATTCTAAAGTTAATATTTATCAATTAGATAATTTAACTAATGAATTTAAAATATTATTTGAAGATTGGAAAATTCCTATAAATGGTCCTTATTATGCAATTAATGAATCAAACAAGTTTATTATGGATGAAAAATATAATAAATTTATTAATAATGTTATTGATTTAGGATATTCAGCAAGATGGGTTGCTAGTTTAGTTGCGGATGCACACAGAACTTTAATAAAAGGGGGCTTTTTCGCATATCCAGGAAATTTAAAGAACAAGAATGGAAAAATTAGATTATTATATGAAGCTTATCCATTTGCATATATATTTAAGATCGCTGGAGGTGAAAGTTCAGACGGTACTAACAATTTATTAGATGTATCATTCCCTGAAAATATTCACCAAAAAACACCAATAATTTTATCAAGTAAAAAAGAATTTAATATTTTTAATTTAATTTAAAAAAATATATTAATTATATATAAATGATAATTGGATTAATTCCAGCTAGATATCAATCTTCTAGATTGCCAGGAAAACCTTTACTAAAATTCGGTGTTGAAACTATGATTCAGAAAGTATACCAACAAACAATACAATCTGAATTAATCGACAAAGCATATGTTTTAACAGATGATATTAGAGTTAAAGAATCAGTAGAAGAAATTGGAGGTAATTGTTTAATGATTACCGACGAATGTTTAAATGGAACTGAAAGAATTTGTATTGCTATTAACGAACACCCTGAACTGTTTCAAAATGTAAAATATATTGTTAATGTTCAAGGTGATGAACCTTATATTAATCCAAAACATATTGATACTGCCATACGTAAAATGAATGAATCAAAAGAAAAATTAATATCTAATTCTAATATAAAATGTTCAACATTGCATTATAGAATTGAGAAAGAAGAAGAATTAAATAATACTTCAATTGGAAAATTAGTTTTAAACTACAATGATGAAATTATGTATTGTAGTAGAAATTGTATACCTGCAAATAAATCACAAGGTCCTAATTTAAAACGATGTAATTATTATGCTCATATTGGGTTGTTCGTATTTGATTTTGAATACTTAAAAAATAATTATTATAACAAACCAAATACTCCATTACAACTAGAAGAAGATATTGAATGGTTAAAATTATTAGAACAAGGTAATCGGATAGTATCTAGCTGCGTTGATGATTATGAGATTGGTGTAAATTTACCTGAAGATTATACTTATTTATTAAATAAATATCAGCTCAATTAATAAATTTGATAAATATATTAATATATTTTATCTCCAAAATTGAATTCTAATTTTCTTATTCCATTTTCGTATTTAATAGTTAAATATACTGAACAACAATTTGCAAAATAAATATCTTTTGGTCTTTCTCCTAATTTAGTTTGTGTTATATATTTGTATAAAGCAAAAAGAACACCCGAATGCGTTACTGCTAACACATTCGTATATTCTGATTTTTCTATCAATGTAATAAATTCTAACATTTTATCTATTACACTATCAATTGTATCAGCACCTGGTATTGGTGTATTTTCATCTAATTTCCATTTTCTAAAAGTATCTGGATATTTCTCTTCAATTTCATGATCTTTTAGACCTTCAAATACACCGTATGCTCTTTCTTTGATTAGATCAGACATTAATACTTTTGGTTTATTCTCAACTTTTTCAAGTATAATGTCCAATGTCTTTTTTGCTCTAACTAATGAACTATGGTATGCTATATCATATGTTGGTAAAAAGTCTACACTATTAAACTCTTGCGCCTGTGCAATTCCTATATCAGATAAGGGAATATCAGTTGAACCTTGGATTTGTTTATTTTGGTTATATAAAGTTTTACCATGTCTAATAAAGTGAATAATTTTTGCATTTGTATGTTTCATTAACTATATTTAATATTATTCTTATAAATAGTTTATTCTGTAATTTTCTATAACCAAAAAATTGCAAATAATATATTTTAAAATAGATTACTATATTTTACAACAATGATTGCAATTTATATAGGTGCAGGGGTTGATATTAAACCTATTAAATTTTTAAAATATATTAAAACTTTTTATTATTTTGATGGACAACCTTTCAGTGAATTTGGAACAATGCAATCACATAATATTATGCCAAATGGAATGGATGGTTTTTCGAGACCAAATTTTATACCAACATTAGATGAAAATATGGAAAGTATTAATATGAAATTAATAAATAAATTTGATAATACTCGAATATATTCAGATGGAAATCAAACTGTTTATTATTATACAAATACAGCTATACCTGATCATTATGAAGAAATAAAAAATACAATAAAAAATTTTGATACTTTAATAGTTGCAGGACATGACCCTGACAGTATGTTTTTAGATGCTACAATAAATAAAATACATTTTATAGGGTTTGAAGGTACTTGTTATCATTATGAAAATGAATCATGTGACGTACCGGATGGAATTACTAACAAATTACATGTTGGTGAAATAACGAATAGATTTAATAAATATACATATATAAATAATAAAGGTGTGCAATCATCATTTGATGATTGGGGATCATATTACAATTTTTATTTCAACTTAGATTTTCTTCGAAAATCTAAGTTGATCTAACTGTTAATAGCGTTTCTTCATTTTCTCTGAAAAATTAAGAAATCTATCAATTTTTATATATCAAAACTCGATAAATTTCGTAGAAATCACGTAGTTAAATGATATTATTGCTACGCAAAAAGAGTTCATTTGCTACGCAAAAAGTATAGAAGCTTCTGGTTATCAGAACGAGTTTGCTATTTTACGAAGTAATGGCAGACTCGTCCTGATAAACCAATTTTTATATCGAGACTCTTTGATATCCAACTGTTAAAAACATTATTTTAACCGAAGGCAAATGAATAGATAGTCCGGTAAATTGTTAAATCGGTAATATTCTGATATACATATAAAATAATATAATATCATTATAATATATGGATAAAGAAAATATTACAATTATAGGATGTGGTTGGGGATGCGCAGGTTTTATTAAGTATATAGATACAAATAAGTATAATGTTACTGTAATTTCTAAAGACTTGCATTTTACTTTTACACCATTATTAACGTATAGTTCTACTCGATCGGTATTTCAATCATGTAATACAACTCAACATTTATCTAATATTAATAATAAAGTAAAGTTTATCAAATCAAACGTTGATAATGTTAATATTATTAAAAATGAACTAATTATGGATAAATCAAGTAATAAATATGATTATCTTGTTTTATCTCATGGCGCTGATGTAAATACATTTAATATTAAAGGTATTGAGGAATATACATTATTTTTAAAAACACACGAAGATGCTATTAAGATACAAGAACAGATCCGAATTTTGGATAAAAATAAAAATATTGCAATTATTGGTTGTGGTCCTACCGGTGCAGAATTAATAGGTCATTTAATTGATACTAAAAAATTTAATATATATGCAATTGATGGATTACCAAAACCATTATCATTATTTTCAGATAGTATTTCTGATTATGTTATTAATTTATGGAAAAAGAATAATGTTCAATTAAATTTTAGTAATTTTGTAACACATGTTGACAAAGACAATATCTATTTTAAAAATAATAAGATTAAATATGACTTGGCTATTTGGTGCGGTGGAGTTAAACCAAATAGTTTAACTAATCTTATTAACAAACAATTAACTCATGTAAATCCAAATGATTGTAAATTTGGTATATCTGTTAATAATATGTTACAAGTACAAAATAATATTTTTGCTATTGGTGATTGTGCTTACTCTGGATTACCACCAACTGCACAAGTAGCATATCAACAAGGTAAATATCTAGCAAATAATTTTAATAATGAATTCAGAAATAATAAACCATTTAAGTTTGAAAATAAAGGACAGATTTGTTATGTGGGTAATAAGAAAAGTGTATATCAAATAAACAAATTTCAATCTTCTGGTAGTTTGACGTATTATCTAAATCAGTTTATCCATATTTATAATGCAATTAATATTAAACAAAAATGTTCTTTTATTACCAGTTTTATTAAAGATAAATAATTTAATAATTAAATAATTAAATAATTAAATAATTAAATAATTTAATAATTTAATAATTTAATAAATTATTTAATTATTTAATAATTAAATTATTAAATTATATATATATATATATATATGGATAATAATAGTCCAATTTACCGCGAAAAATATTTAAAATACAAGAATAAATATTTAGAACTAAAAAGTTTAGAAAAAAATCAAAAAGCTGGTATGTTTTCTAGCATTTTATCAACAATTTCATCTGCTTCATCGTCTGCTGCTGCAAGTCTAGCTAAAGCAACAGGTACTGATCCACAGAGTTATTATAATACAAGTGTAATGAACTTATTTAAGGTTCAAACTACTGATGTTCATACATATGGTACAGGACTTGTTAAAGGACTTCTTAGTGCTCAACAAATTAAAGTAACAAAACCTGTTTATGACATGTTGGCACATGGTATTACAGGCCATGGGCCAGTTGCTAAAGCAATTAAAGGTATTACTGGAACTCATGATAGTAAAGGACAAATAAAAAATGTTAATGTACTATCCCCCGAAGATAAATTAAAAGAGATCTTACGTAAAGAATTAAAAACCGATAATGTAATGTCTTATGCTAAACCACTTTTATTACAAGGACTTGCAAAGGTACATACCTCTGTTATGTCTCAAGTAAATACAATTGAAGTAAAAACTGAAAATAGACAAGTTAATGCAACATCAATTAAAAACTTAAATGATCAAATTGTTGTTGAAACATTATGTAATAAAATGGGATTAGCGGTTAGTGCATGTGACAAGAAAAAAATTGATGCTGCTAAACATGCATTCAAAGAACTAGACACAATTAATAAAACTAAACTTGCAAATACTAAAAGTGCTGAAATATTTGCAAAAACAAGAGATAATGCTCAGAAAGCTATGGATGATTTTGCTACAAGTTTATATAAAAATATAGATCCATCTGCGTCAGTTCCAAAAAGCAATGTAACCAGTAAGGAATTAATGAGTTATGTTTCAAAAAATGAGATTAACTCGTCGCACAGACTAAGAGAAAAATTAAATTTATCTAGTAGCAACGATTTACTAACAAAAGAAAGTTTAATTAAAGATTTTTCTAACCCAGCTTATCATACACCTACAGATGTTAAACATCAATCAAAATCACAACCAGCATCGCCTAAAGCAGCAGTTGATGTACCTGAAGATGCACCAAAAGTTTCAGAAGTTGCAGAAGTTGCAGAAGATGCACCAGAAGTTGCAGAAGTTGCAGAAGATGCACCAGAAGTTGCAGACGTTGCAGAAGATGCACTTGATGTAGCAGAACTAATATAATAATGTATTAAAAACAATTTATTAAAAATAGAGTCATGTCAGATATATTTTTATTAAATAGATAAAATATCTAAATATTTAAATTTTTTAATATTTAAATATTAAAAAATTAATAATCTAAGTTATAAATAATGATTTGTATGACTGAGTGTCTACTTTCCGCTGCATTTATTGGAGCAAATGCTATGTTATTAATAGCTGATACATCTAAATCTGAATATAAAAAATTATACAAGTCTCTTAGTGATGAAAAGAAATTAGCATTTGATAAAATAAAAAGAGAAAGAATATATATTTGGATAAAAGCAAGTATATTTGCTATATTTGTTTCAATAACTTTTTCCAAGTTTCAACATTACTTATTTGATTCAAATGTACTATTTAATAAATCATGTATAAATACACTTATTTTTTACGGTGTTCAACATTTAGTTTACATGTTATATCCTAAATCTGATTGGGAATTAAACCATATTGAGAATAATTCACAAGCAAAGATGTGGTTATCTAAATATAAATCAATGCAAAATAAATGGTATATTGGATTCGTATTAGGAATTGTCGGATATTACTTTTTAAGTATAACAATATTCAAATCTAAAAATCTTAATATGAATGAAACCAATCAATTTATTGCAAATGCAGATTATGATTTGCAGTCCGATAACTTTCCAAATGTTATAATGAGATTTATATAGTCACATTAGGTGAAATGAATAAAACTATTTAACCATATAATAACAATATTATTTAGTTATTGTAATAATAACATAAATTCTGATATTTAATAAAAATTGACATTTAATTATATTGAGAATAATTAATATTATATACCGGTTAGTGCCACATAAATTGTTCCTTCAAGGAAGACCAGCACGAATGGCCGAGTGGTCTAAGGCGCTCGACTTAAGCTCGAGTATCGTAAGATGCGTGGGTTCGAACCCCACTTCGTGCATAAAAATTATCTATTAACAGCAATTATTAACACATATATAAGTTTAATAATAGATAGCAACCTTTATCTCTTTACAGCAATTAAATTAAAAGCATTTTATTTTTAATAAGAGATAGCAAAAGCTCCTTTAGCTCAGTTGGTTAGAGCGTTGTGCTTATAACGCAAAGGTCGGCGGTTCGAGCCCGCCATGGAGCAAAACTAATATATAAAGTTCCTTCGAGGAAAACCAGCACGAATGGCCGAGTGGTCTAAGGCGCTCGACTTAAGCTCGAGTATCGTAAGATGCGTGGGTTCGAACCCCACTTCGTGCATTAATTTAATTTAATTTAATATTTATATATAAAGATATAATATAATATACTATAAGATAAATAGTTCCCTTGAGGAAACCCATAACAATTGGTCTAATACAAAATATTCATATAACAATTGTTTCATATACTTATTATTCTGTTTAATTTAATCTAATTTTTAATATAATCTAATTTTTAATATAATATAATATATTATATTTATTATATTATATATATATAGTTCCCTTGAGGAAAATAATACAATTCATTTTGTAACAACAGTTATTAATAGATACATGTTTTATAATAGTATTTGAAGAAAACAATAATAATTGTTTTATATACTCGTTATTCTGTTTAATATATAATATATTATATATTATAATATATTATATATTATATAAATTTAAAGTTCCCTTGAGGAAAATAATACAATTTATTTTGTACCAGGTTCTATAGCTCAGTTGGTTAGAGCACACGACTGTTAATCGTGGGGTCACAGGTTCGAACCCTGTTAGAATCGAAAAAAGGCTTCCGTGGCGCAATTGGATAGCGCGTGAGACTTCTAATCTCAAGGCTGTGGGTTCGAGTCCCACCGGGAGTGATAAATTCATTTAAGATCTTTTAATTAAAAGATCTTAAATTATCTTTAAAATATATTATTATCTAAATATTATTAATGGTAAATAAAAATAAACTTATAATTTCATTAACGACTATACCAACTAGGATAAATGAGATAGAACCTGTATTAGAATCATTGTTAAATCAAACTATCAAAGCAGATATGATATATATTAATATACCAAAGAAATATAGTAGATTTAGTGAATGTGCGAAAGTACCAGATTTTATAACTAATAAATACAACGATAGAGTAAAAATATTTTATTTAGAAAAAGATTATGGACCTGCTACAAAATTTATTGGAAGTTTACTAAATCCAGATATATCAGATAAAGATATTATTTTAATAACAGATGATGACATTGAAAAAACCAAGTTATGGACTACTAAACTTTTGAACTGTTATGCTCATACAAAAGTATGTTGTTTTGAAGAAAGAAAAATAGGTAAAGAAATTATTTGGGGTTATTTAGGATTTTGTTTCAGAAAAGACCTTTTTGATTTAACTGATATGTTAATGTTTTTTAATCAAATAAAAACAAATTGTTATTTAGTAGATGACCACTGGCTTACAGGATATTGTCATTATAAAAAAATTAAAATAGATAATATTCATCTTGATAAATCAACTGAAATAAATAAAAAATTAATTATAGGAGATGACTCATTAGCAAGATTAACGGGTGCTGATACTAGAAGACATACGTCAAATAAATGTCGTAAAGATATTTTAGATAATTTTCAAACAGAATTCCCGTTCTGGTGTTGTTTAGGATGTTGTAAGAAAGGTAAAAGAATTGTAGAAAAATTTAGTGATAATCGTATTACAACATGTAATAACATCACATATATATTGCACTTTATAGCCTTATTTATAGTCCTATTCATAATCTTAATTATTTTATTAAAAAGATTATTACCAAATCAAAAGTACTCACGTATATTTAAAATATCAATTATAATTGTATCAAGTTTTTTTATATTCAAAAAAATAAATAAAGATAGTACGAATAAAAATAATGAACAGTTTTTTAATATAGTACCTAAAGCTATCGTACCGAAAGTTATCATACCGAAAGTTATCATACAAACTTATTACATAAAAGAAAGAATTCCTGAAAAAGTTTATAAAAATATTAAAGAGTTTGCACCAGAGTATACACATATTGTATTTGACGATAGCGAATGTATTCGGTTTTTTAAAAAATACTTTAATAGAAATATTATTGATACATTTAATAATCTTAAAGGTGCTCATAAAGCAGATCTATTTAGATATTGTTATTTGTATAAATTTGGCGGTATTTATCTTGATATTAAAACTGAATTAATTATTCCACTAAAAGATGTTTTTACTGATAACTATACTTATTCTGTTTTATCAATTATTAAAAATACTGTTTATCAAGGTGTTATAGCAACACCTCCTAATAATCCATTGTTCTTAAAATTAATTAAATTTATGATTAACCTAGTTGAAGAGGACTCGCATATTTCCCCATATATAATATTTACAATTGATTACTATAATAGAACTAAAGAATATTGTGAAAAGGAACTATCCATTGGTATAAATACAAATAAAGAAAATGACTTTGATTTTTATTTTTTTAAAGAGATTTGTACTAAAAATAAGAAAGATTGTAAAGATGGATTAGATAGATACAAATTATGTTGTTATATTTATGACGGAGATAGAAAAGTTTTTAAAAGTAGGTACTCTGATTTCCCTTGGTAAAATATAAATATTATATAAATATTATATAAACTATATATATAATGTTTAGTAGCCCAAATTCTACTGATAATTTAAAGAAAGTACTTATGATCATTGGCGCATATGGCATAGTACAAGTCTTAGCACAAGATTTAGGTATCAAAACAGGAAAAAAACAAAGAGATTTGATTCAATCTATGCCTATACAAATAATTGTTTTATATGCAGGTGCATATACTGTAACTGATGACCATTCAAATGCAGCAATCGCAACCGGATTATATTATTTATTAAAATATGGATACAGTGAAGGAAAAACATCTGATGTTTGTTTCGAAAGTGTATAATTACTAATCTGTAATTTGAAAAGTATCTTTGTTAACTAAATTAATATAATTCATCAAACAATTTACAAAACTATTATTGAAAAATCTACCCGCATATTTTTCAACTTTTAGAAATAACTCATAATTCTTCCTAATATCATCATCTGTTAATTTAATTAACGTTGATGGTTCATTCCGATATTTAATATCGATATATTCATTATTTATTATTCTAATATTAAAGTCAGAATGACAAATATTATTTGAATCTAAATAAGTACTAACTATAAATGGTCTATTTAAAATATTAATAAAAAAATTTGTGATTGCAGAATCTGGATTAATAATTTCACGCAAATAATATGACCATTTATCGTTAATATCATTATTATAAAAACATTCGGTATAAATAGTATTTGCAGGTATATTTTGATATTCATTAAAAATAATGTTAGTTTCTGTTCTTTTAGTTCTACTTGTTACTCTATCTAGTGTAGTATATAATTTAGGATCAATTGTAGTATCTTTTTCTATCCCATAAATATTTTTTGAAAATATCGTTTGATCTTTTTCTTTATATAATCTAACTTTAATCGGGTTGATGAAATAGAAAGCTAAATCTACTACATAAATCTTTTTATTGTTCTTTGGAATAGCAAGTGCAACATGCGATATTTTTAAATATTCTTTCTGGTAAAATTTATTAGGAATAGTTGCAGGTATTAAATAACTGTCAATATTATACTTAGATTTCAAATAATTTTTTAAAAATATTGATAATGAAATACAATTTCCTGAATTGAATTTTTCAACTGATGTCTTTGAATTTAAATTATAAACAATATATGGAAATGTCGAAAATGCAGAATTTTCATATGAGTAACGTATAGCTTCAACTAATATTTGCTGATTAATATTTTGATTAAAATTATTATTTAAAAATTCAATAGTTTTTAAATGATTATACATTTATTTAGATTTAGATTATTTGATTTTACATATCGATATATGCATATAATATATACAATTTGTATTATTATACATTTATTTTGATTATACATAAATTAAATAAATTGCCTTATGCAAAATTTGCATTCCAAATTTTATTACCACTACATACCGACAAGATCGAATTAATATGTTCATTTAACGAAGAATGCTCAAAATCAATAATCCATATTTCACCATTAGTGTCTTCTACAAAGTTATACCCAGTCAAATCCGGATACACTATATTGTGTTTAATTAATAATTGTATAATAGACGATATTGTTTTAAATATATCGTCTGGTACTAACTTTGCATCCTCACCATACATGTCAGATACACTCATTTTACCAACTCGGTTCATTGCCATTCTTTGTGTTTGGGTACAGTAGGATAGGATCTTTGGTACATTAACAATTCCAAGATCATATACATGTTTCTGCATATTATATTCATGTTCACTTACATTATTCTTTACATAGTACTTATCGGGGTGTTTTGTATATTCTTCCATTTATATTACAATATGATGTATAAGCTGAATGTTAATCAACTTTTACTAGATAGGAACCAATTACAGTCTTTTGCTTTGCAAATATCATAATACTACATCTGATTGACAATCACATTCAATGGTAAAATAATAAAAATTGATTTATAAACATATTGAAGGTAATCCAATAGATATTAGAGCTTGTATTATAATACATTCTCTAACGTTTCAACACAGCAACTAACAATTTAATAATACTTTAACTTTTTTAATATCTTAATAATATTTAACTTTTTACTTGAAACAGCACCCTTATTTATTTGTAATCTAACCAATTATATAATAAATATTTATCTACATACAGCGACTATATAAATTTTATTTTCAAAATTAATCAACGTAGATAGTAACAAACAGGTCTTGCAGATGGTTGCTGACTTCGTTCTTATAAAGCGAAAGAGAGAGTTCGATTCTCCCCTGGACTATAAATGTTTCAACACAGCAACTAATAATTTAATAATATTTAACTTTTTACTTGAAACAGCACCCTTGTTTATTTGTAATCTAATCAATTATATAATAAATATTTATCTACATACAGCGACTATAATATAAATTTTATTTTCAAAATTATTCAACGTAGATAGTAACAAACAGGTCTTGCAGATGGTTGCTGACTTCGTTCTTATAAAGCGAAAGAGGGAGTTCAATTCTCCCCTGGACTATAAATGTTTCAACACAGCAACTGATAATTTAATAATACTTTAACTTTTTACTTGAAACAGCACCCTCATTTATTTGTAATCTAACCAATTATATAATAAATATTTATCTACATACAGCGACTATATAAATTTTATTTTCAAAATTAATCAACGTAGATAGTAACAAACAGGTCTTGCAGATGGTTGCTGACTTCGTTCTTATAAAGCGAAAGAGGGAGTTCAATTCTCCCCTGGACTATAAGCGGTATAGCGCAGTGGTAGCGTGCCGGGCCCATAATCCGGAGGTCAAAGGTTCGATTCCTTTTATCGCTATTTTATCTACATACAGCAACTGTATAATATAAATTTTATTTTCAAAATTAATCAACGTAGATAGTAACAAACAAACAGGTCTTGCAGATGGTTGCTGACTTCGTTCTTATAAAGCGAAAGAGGGAGTTCGATTCTCCCCTGGACTACCAGCCCAATTAGCTCAGTTGGTCAGAGCGCACGACTTTTAATCGTGTGGTCGTGGGTTCGAATCCCACATTGGGTGCACACTTATTTTATACAATGACATAAAATCATTAAATAAATCATTTATTTAATTATTTTATATTTATACGGAAAAGTATGTTTTACTATTCGTATTTATATTCTTTCTAGATAATTGACATAGTAATAAATCTAATACTACTACACTTGCCATTGCTTCAACAATTGGTACCGCTCTTGGTACAACACATGGATCATGTCTTCCTTTTGCTTTAAGCGTAACAGTATCACCTTTTAGATTTATAGTTTCTTGATTAACAAGAATTGTAGCTGGTGGTTTAAATGCAACTGAAAACGAAATATCTTCGCCGTTAGTTATACCACCTATAATACCTCCATTATTGTTTGTTTGGGTACTAACATTACCTTGGTTATTAATCCATCTATCATTATGCATACTACCTGTTTGTTCGATACATGAGAAACCACTGCCAAGTTCAAATCCTTTAGTAGCAGGTATTGACATCATCGCTTGTGCAAGTAATGCTTCCATTTTATCAAACACTGGTTCACCCAATCCTCTAGGACAATTTTTAATAATACAAGATACTTTACCTCCAATTGAATCGCCATTATTTTTAAGTTCCAAAATTAATTCTTCCATAGACGTTGATATTTCTTTATTTGGACATCTAGTTATAGTTTCATCCACTAGGTCTCTACTAATATTATCAGGTACCTTATCTAATTTAATATTACCAACTTGTGAAACGAATGATACAATTTCTACATTATATTGTTCTAAAATTTGGTCTGCAACGGCGCCAGCAATTACTCTTCCTATAGTTTCACGAGCTGAACTACGACCTCCGCCAGATGAAGCATGTATTCCATATTTCCATAAATAAGTAAAATCTGAATGGGATGGTCTAGGTATGTAGTTATCTTTTGAGAAAACATAATCTTCGGGTTTTGTATTTTTATTATTAACAATTATTGTTAATGGTGTACCTAATGTAACATTATTTTCCATACCAGATAGAATAATTAATGTATCTGCTTCATCCCTTGGTGTAGTAATCGCACTTTGACCGGGTCTTCGTCTATTTAATTGGTTTTGAATTTTATCAATATCTAATTTAAAATTAGGGGGAGGGCTATTAATTGTTACACCCACACTATGACTATGTGATTCACCAAAAGTAGTTATTTTATAGTAATTTCCAAATGTACTCATTATTATAAAATATTTGTAATCTTTAAAAGTATAATACTTTAAAAATATTTTTAAATATAACATAATTATATATATGAATAAAGATATGTGTTATATCTGCCTATTTGTAATATTATTTACACTCTATTTTAGAAGTGAATATAATACAAATAATACAAATAATAAAATAGAGAATATGAGCAATGCATCTGATATTAAGGCACAAATTAATAAAATCTATAAATCCGATATTCAATCAATTAGAAATCTTGCAGAAATATCTGAGAAATTACAAAAAGGTGGTTTAGAAATACCAGGTGCTTTAACAATTAAAGGTAAATTAACTGCTAATAATATACAAAGTAATACATTAGTTAGTCTTAAGAATAGTCTTGAGACTAAATTGAATGCGCTTCAAAGTAAATTGACTACACTTACGAATCAAAGTAATAGTAAATTTAATAATATAAATCAAACGTTAGGGAAGATTGGCGACAGTACTAAATTAGTACGTCATCAAGATACTATTACTATAAGATCACAAAAAAAACCGTATTTCAGATTACAGAATAGTCAAAATGCTGGATATGCTCAATTTAATAATCATAACCAAGCCGGTTGGGAGAAAATGAATATTGAGAAATGCGGACATCCAGCAATGACGCCTGTGTCAGTACATAACTGCCAAAAAGGATGATTAGGTAGTCTTGAGACTAAATTGACTACACGTGAGAGTAAAACTAATAGTTCAATTAATAATATAAATCAAACGTTAACCAAGATTAGTGGCAGTACTAAATTAGTACGTCATCACGATAGTATTACTACAAGATGTATCTATAAAAGGTATATAATAAATATATAACAAATAGAAAAACTAATAAACACAAATATTAATAATATAAGAACATTATATTATTAGCATTGGTTGAACTTTTCGACTATGGCCGATATTATATATAATTATTTTGATAATAGTCTTACTATTACATGTCTATCAGGAATTTCAAATTTCATGGTAGCATTCTTGTAATAAGAAGAGTTTCTTTTAATATTTTCTATTACATTATCTAACATATTACATCTATGATATTTTGATGTTAAAGAAGGATGATTAATTATACAACAATGTAAGTGTAATTGATAGAATGAAGGATGATAATGAAAAAAGAAATATAATTGTTCTTCATCAATATAATTTGCTTTTGCAACTGCAATACATTCTTTCTTCATATTTTCTAATAATTCTACATGTTTAGATCGTAGATCTCTTAATGTCTTTATTTTATCATGTGGAATTGCTAATATGTAGAAACTTTGTACTAAATCATTATGCCAATTAGTATCTTTAATAACCATCAGTTTAGATGTTTCTATTAATATTGTATTAAGCTGTTCTTTCTTAGATAAAATATTAAATATCCATTTAGTATTTAGTACAAAAATATTATTTATATATGGTAAAACTTTCGTAATGTACTCTTCTTTTGTTTCTGTTATTGTAATATATTTATCTTTGGGGTTATCTTTAAAGTGATCTTTTTGACAAATTACGTTTATTTCTTTATTATTAACTTTCATTGTCCAGAAATCTTCATTATCAAATTGTTTATTACTTAAATTCAACTTGATAGTTTCAATTTGAAATTTAGAAAATATAACTGTACATTTGTCTTGTATTTGTCCAAAGATAATATATCCATCATCATTTTGTATTATTTGATTTTTAGTGAATTCCATATATTTACTAATATAAAATAAAATTTGATAGAAATTTATATTACTAAATATTTATTATTAAATATATGCAAGATGCAAGAAACGGCGATCAGATAAATCAATTGGTTGATATTCAACAGGTTGGAAATAATTTTATAGATTTTTATTATACATCATGTAAAAGTAATATTAATAATCTTTTTACGTCAGGTATTTTTAAAGATCATACTAGACTACGATATAAAGATAAAGAGTATAAAGAACAAGAATTAGTTAAACTGTTAACTCAAATTAATCAAGAATCAACCTTTGTTTTAGAAGAAACAATTATAATGGATTCAGGTGGAAGAAGAGCTGATATCCTCGCGATTGGTAAAATACAAATGAGACAATCGGGTGAGATATTTAGATTCAGTCAATACTTTACTATCGCAAATAATAAAGATGGTAATTGGTTTATCCATAATACTTTACTTTCTATTTTATCACACTAAATCGTACGACTTGCGAAAGTACAAATAGCCAAACCAATTTGCGTTTTACGCAGCAATGATTTTAATTTATTAGTATAAAAATTTATAAACTATTCTTTTAGATTAAAAATAATATATAAGACTATTTAATATGAAAATCGACTCTTATAGTTTACAAGGTTTAAGAAATTCAAACGAAGATCAACATGTTTATTTTATGAATTTAGATGGCGAAGAAAAAAGCGTACCAAATATAAACTTTATAGGTGTATTTGATGGACATGGGGGTAAAACAGTATCTTCTTTCCTAAAGAAACAAGTACCAAGACACTTTGCTAAAAATAAGGATACCACAATCTTTACGAATACTCAAACTGCATCAAAGTATTTAAATAAAGTATTTAATGATATAGCAGAAAAATTAGAACAGAAACATCCTAGAGCTGTTAATTATACTGGTTCAACTGCACTATGTGGTTTAATATCAAAAAAACCAAACGACAAAAAAGTATTGTGGATTGCAAATGTTGGTGATTCTAGAGCTGTTTTATGTAATCATAAAAATGAAGCTTCACAACTTTCTATAGATCACAAACCAAATTCATTACCTGAAAAGAAAAGAATAGAACAACTTGGTGGTAAAATTAAATATGATGGATGCGATTGGAGAATAAACGACTTGTCTTTATCCAGAGCGTTCGGTGATTTAGAATCTAAACCATATATCACACATTTACCCCAAATTTTTAAATATAATATAAATAAGGGTGATAAATATATTATATTTGCATGCGATGGTTTATGGGATGTACTAAGTAATAAGAAAGTAGTAAATTATGTTAACGACCTTATCGAAAAAAAATATACTGGTAATATTGCTAAAAAAATAGCAGAGAAAGCAATAAAGGAAGGATCAACTGATAATGTTACTGTTGTTGCATTATTTTTAAATTAACAAGCTTCAATAGGAACCCATTTCTTAAAAGTTTTTTCAAACCTACATAAGAATTTTTTTGCGGTAGAATCTTTAAATTCTTGAACACATAGATGTGAAATTTTTAAATTAGGAATATGTGCTATTCCTAATTTATCTTCATTCAGTTCTTCGTATAAATCATACACATCTGGTATTTCTGTATTTTTTAACCATAATTTTTTCGCTTTTCCTTCTGTTTCATAGGAGTAATTTCTACACTTTAAGAACTCTGTCATATTAATAATTAAATCATAACTTTTTGAATTAATTATTTTATTGTCATTTATATTTGTTGTTGTTATATCAACTTTATCCTGTTTCTTATCCAAATAAACAACATTAATTCCTGAAAACTTTGGATAGAATTCTAATCCTTGGCATTTAATACTACATGTTGGTATAACATTCTCTATTAAATCTTTTAGATCTGAATAGGTACTTAATTTATTTATTTTAAATATAAAATTTTTACATGCTGAGCCATTAGTAAATTGAGTTTTTATTAGATTATCAATATGACTAATCTTTTGCATCATTTCTAAATCTATAATTTTATTACCCATTAGGTAAAAACAATCTTTTATTAGCATATAGTATCTATATGTTGTTTTATTGTCAACAGTTGAACAATTATTAATTAACTTGCAATCAAATATTGTTCCTCTAAAAACAGAATTTGATGCATTTATTAAAATCTTGTACATATTAACTTTTTTAGGCTGTACCTGGTCTTTATGATATGATAAGTTTTTTTTATCAACCGCGACACAGTATTTAGTATTATCTATCGTAAGAAATAATAGTAAATAGTTATAACCCATAAAATTTGGAGTAACATAATGTTCAGTCTCCTTTAAAAATTGTAATTTTTGTAAATTATTTAACATATTATATCTAAAATTAGACAAGTCAACTGCACCAAAAAGAAAATCTAGTATCTTGTTTTTCAAACTTAAATCAGTAATAATTAAGGCATCACTAGTTCCAAATTTAGTTGTTTTTTTATCCATTTATATACTATATAATTAATAAATGTTTATACATATTTAATCAATTTTTATTTTAAGAACTATTTGATATCTAACTGTTAAAAAGTGGAATGATAAATAAATTATATTTATTTATCGTTACACTATTCAATTACACTACGTGTCATATAAGCAATTATTTTATAAACTACTGAATGTTTTGCACCGAAAGTGAAATGAATAATCTAGAAAGTAGAATAAGGGTCAAAACAATTATCATTTGCATATAGATTTCCATCCAATGTACTTGTTTCTTCGCCAATTACTGAAAAGTTATTTGAACACGCATTCATTGTTACACCTTTTTGTACATGTTGACATGTAGAAGTTTCTTGGGTTTCCTTTAAATCTGGTACAGATTCATTATAAAGATCTCTAATTGATTTTGGCATATCATCACTTCTAGAATTTCTTAAATCATTTAGTTTTTTATTCATTGGTTTATATAGTTTCATTTGTGATTTAGTACCACATCCGCTAATTCTTTTATTATATTTAGGTTCAATGAAAGTACCACATTTAACTTGATGTTTAAATCTATTCTTCATTTCTTGATTAGTATTAGATTCTTCTTCACCAAAGTTATTTTCTTCTTCACCAAAGTTATTTTCTTCTTCACCAAAGTTATTTTCTTCTTCACCAAAGTTATTTTCTTCTTCACCAAAGTTATTTTCTTCTTCACCAAAGTTATTTTCTTGCATAATGCGTTCTTCTTCCTCTTGGAATAATCCGCGTCTACCTCTAGATTCTTCTTCCTCTTGGAATAATCCGCGTCTACCTCTAGATTCTTCTTCCTCTTGGAATAATCCCCGTCTGCCTCTAGATTCTTCTTCCTCGTTAGAAATTAAGAATTGTGAGAGTTCTTCTTCTGCATATGGTTTAATAGCATACTCTTCTTCACCAATTTCTTTACCAAGTTCTTCATCAATATCTTCATCGAGGTCTTCTTTTCCACTACTTAAATATTTTCTAAAATCTTCTTCTTCATCTAATTTTTGGTCTATTTTTCTATATTGTTCTTCATCAGCTTCGGAATATTCTTCTTCACTTTCCATATTATTAATTAAATTAGAACTTATATTAGAATCGATACGTTGGCCAACATTAACATTTTTTGTTGATGATAAACTTGTTGATTGGTTAATATCTGAAAGTACAAAATCTTGATTAGAACCACTTACTTGTGCATAATTACTTTCTTCTTCAGTTGGTCTAAATGAATGTTCTTCTTCATCTGAAATTTCTTCATCTGAAATTTCTTCATCTGAAATTTCTTCACCTACAAGTTGGTGAGTGTTTTCATTATATTGACCATTTATTAGACTATTAGTATCAGATACAAGGGTTGATAACATAGAGAACTTTTCAGATACAATCTTTGGAGACCTATTGATCAAGTACAAAATTGCACCTGAAATTACTAAAACAATAAGTAAGTTTTTTAAACTATTTGACATCATATATTTTTATATGAGATTTTAATTTAAAAAATTTGATTTTATTAAACTAAAAATACAACTATTAGTTATAAATATGGAAAGTTTAATAAATAACATAATTAAAGATCCTTATAACTATTCGATGACTCTAACAGTTGATTCATTAGAAAAGGTTATTAAGTACACTGCCGATAAATTTTTTAATGATAAATCAGTAATATCAGACCAGATATATGATTTATTAATTGATTTTTTACGCAATAAAGATCCTAAAAATAAATTTTTAAAACAAGTTGGGTCAGAAGTTAAATCTAAAGATAAAGTCAAACTAGACTATTATTTGGGAAGTATGGATAAAATTAAGCCACCCTCAAATCAGTTAGATAAATGGATTAGTAAATACAACGGTCCTTATGTTCTATCAGAAAAACTAGACGGTGTATCTGGTTTACTAATTTATAAAAGAAATGGTGATATTAAATTATATACACGAGGAACTGCAACACACGGTGTTAATATTACACCACTCGTTAAATATATTACACAGATTCCGTCATTTGATAAAATTAAAGAATTTCTTAATAAAAATAAAATTACAAGTACTCATAAAGAAAATCTTATTGCATTTAGAGGTGAAATAATTATTAATAGATCTATATTTGAATCTAAATGGGCATCTACAAAAAGTAATGCTCGTAATACTGTTTCAGGTGTAGTTAATAGTAAGAGAATAGATCCAATACTTGCTGGTTCAACTTACTTTGTAGTTTATGAAATTGTAGATCCACATATGAAACTTTTAGATCAATTTAAGATGATTGATGACATGGGATTTAGAGCAGTTCATAGTAAAGTTTTTGATAAAATAAATTATGAAAACCTAAGTGCATATCTTAAAAAGAGAAAAGCTAGTTCAAAATATGTAATTGATGGAATTATAGTATCAAATAATGAATTATATAAAAGAAATACGACAGGTAACCCTGAATATGCTTTCGCTTTTAAAGATATTTTAGAAGATCAAAAAGCTATATCTACTATTGTTGAAGTTGAATGGAAAGTATCAAAAGATGGATATATTAATCCAATTGTAATTATAAAACCTGTTGAAATAGGAGGTGTGACAATTACAAGAATAACCGCATATAATGCAAGATTTGTTGTTGATAATAAACTAGGTATTGGTGCACAAATTGAATTGATTAGAAGCGGTGATGTTATTCCAAAAATTTTAAAAGTAATAAAACCTACAAATAAAGTAGTATTGCCTGACAGTGATTGGGAATGGAATGAAACAAAAGTAGACATAATACTTAAAGGGAGTACTTCAAAAGAAATGGAAATTAAAAATATACATTATTTCTTTGCTACATTAGATACTAAAGGTATGGGTGAGAAAGTTGTTGAAAAAATATATGACTCTGGTCTTAAAACGATTAAAGATATACTTGATGCAAGTAAATCCGATTTTTTAAAGGCAGATGGGTTCCAAGAAAAATCTGCCGAAAATATTGTTAAATCAATAAAGAAAGCAATGTCATCTAATAATACTAATAGTAGTGGATTATCTATACTAATGTCTGCCTCAAATCAATTTGGACACGGTATGGGACAGCGAAGAATGGATATTGTTCTTGAAAAATATCCAAAAATACTAGAAGACCATAAAAAATGGACATCAGAAGAGTTTATAAATAAGATTAAAGAATTACCTGGATGGGAAGAAAAAACTAGTCAACAATTTGTATCAAAGTTTCCTAATTTTATTAAATTTTATAAATCTTTAAAAGATCATGTAAAACTAAAACCGATTGTTGCTAAGAAAACCAACAAGACATCTAAATTAAGTGGGCAAACTATTGTATTATCAGGATTTCGAGACAAAGATTTAGAAAATAAGTTAAAAGAGTTGGATATTAAAGTTGGAAATAGTATATCGAAAAATACAAATCTATTGGTTGTTAAGGATAAATCTATTATAGATGAAAATACTGGAAAAGTAAAAAAAGCAGTTGATGCAAAAGTAAAAATAATTACGAAAGAGCAATTGTTAAAAGATATTTAAACATTAACAGTCTACTTCTATTTTTTTATAATTATAACAGGTTCCTTTATCATCCTTGTAAGTATTTTTTGACATATTATCAATTGTGGGGTATCTGATTACAATCTTTGGTTCAGGGTGGATTATATACAAAATAAGAATACCAATAAAAAGAGATATGATGAAATAGAATAAAGTAATTTTTATCATTAAAATAATATAGAAAATATATTCACGTAAAGTAAATTAAAATTAATAGATTTAAATCGAATAACACTTAAATATATAGAACCTAATATTGTATTATGAAAGTCGATTATTTATTATCATTCAAAGATAATGAACAAGTTCAAAATCTAGATGAAGATTTTATTAAACTAATATCTGGTTTTATTAGTAAGAGCTTTTCAAAGAAATCTAAAAAAAAAACGATTAAACCTATTTTAAAATGTAATTTATTAAAAAATAATAATCTCCAGATTTCTAAAAACAAAATAGAAAATAAAACAAAGTTAATTTTAAATAAAATTAGTAATAATAATTTTGAACAAATTGTAGGTGAATTTCTTTCAACCTTCCTTGAAATGTCTCAGGATGATTATAACAGTGTTTTACAAACTATTTATATAAAAATGTTAAAAGATGAAAAATTTATTATACTCTTTTATAAGTTTTATTTAATAATAAATAATATATATAGCTCGTTGTATAGTCTATCGAATCAAACATTTATTGATCTCATTGAGGTAAAGATAAATATAGATTATTCAAATTATAAAATAACTGATAATCTAGCATTCTTACAAGATTTAGACAAAGAAGAGCACCGTATTAATAATTTAAATATAATATTACTATTAATAAAATCTAATAATTTTCAAAGTAACATTATTACTCATATATCATCATTATTAGTAAGTACAACTAATATTCCCGATATATATTATTGGTTTTCTAATCAAGTAGTTAATAATATAGATTCTATACAAAACTATCATAGTATTCTTAAAAACAAGTTATCTGATGATATCAATAATAGGTATTCTATTTTATTAAAAAATCTATTAGAATCAAATAATATGTCATTTGATGATTTAGAAATTTTAGATAAACAAGGTGACAATACCGAACAGGATGATGATGATGAAAATAATTGTAACATTGATATAAATGAAGATAAAACTGAATTTGAAATAGAAGTTGATAACTTAATTGAAGAATTCTTATTATTAGAAGACTTTGATGAAGTTAAGATGTATATTGAAACTCTTAATAATAAAGATGACACATTAAACATATTTACTGTATCATTGTTGAATATTTATTTTAATAATAATTTAAATAATTATGGTAAATTTAAAAAATTATTTGTTAATTTAAAAAAGAGTAAATTAATTAAGGCTGAAATTTTTAAAACAAGTTTAAAAAATTTACTAAATAATGATGGTAGATTCGATTATTTAAATTTAGAAACTAAAATAGATAAAATAATAGAAATTTATAAAATTGTTCAAATTAAATTAACTAAAGAATATATTGATAATATTGAAAGTCTAAAAGTATAAAATAGAAAATATATCTTTTCACTATTTAATAGTTAGGTACGAATGTAGAATATTATATATCAATCGTATGGTTTATTTTTCGTCGTTTTTTTAGATATATTTCAATGTTCTTTCTATATTGATTTCTATCTCTAACTAACTTTTCTAGTTTATCACGTTGTATTTTTCGATATTCTAACAACTTTCTTGAATTAATTGGTAATTTAAATTCACTTAATACTTTTAACCTATTAGACAATTTGTTATTTTTACTAATATACTCTTCTTCATTAATATATAATCTTTCTTTCCTTTTTTTTAAATCTGCAATAATATTATCTATATTCTTTTGTTTTTTAATAATTCTTTTTTTATCTAGTAATATATTACTTATAAGGTATCTATAAGATATAAAACATATTGTACCAAGTAATATTGTAAAAATATTTAATATATTATTTTGAAACATAACTATAATATAATAATATAGATATATTATTATATTATAATACTATTTTTCAGTTCTATCTTCAATATAAATATTTGATAAACAGCCAACCAACTGTAATAAAGAATCATTTCCCTCATTTACTTTAATGTATCCAAAACTAACTATATTAAATAGTTTCATTTTCTTAGCATATGGGATTGCTAGATCACTATTGGGATTAATTAGATAGTCTAAAAATGTTAATAGTATATCACTTGCATTATATCCATTTCTGTATAATCTTGTTAATTCTAAAATGCTCTCTTTGAATTGATTATTTAAACATAAATCTAAAATATTTCGAATATACGCAGGCTTAGGTTTATCTAATAACTTATATATATTATCAATTGTCAAGTCAGATTGAGTATGTTTAATACATTCTAAATTATTAATTGATTTTCTAATATCTCTGTCTGATATAGTTACGAGTTCATCAATAGATTCTTTACTATACTTTACATTCTCTTTATCACATATTTCTATCAATTTATCATTTATAAAATTATCTCTTAATTTGGGATAATTTATAATCATACATTTAGATTGAATACTCTCATTAACTTTAGTAGAATCATTACATATAAATACAAATCTACAATTCTTTTTATATTCTGCAATAATATTACTTAACAAGTTTTGAGCTTTATTAGTAATACTATCTGCTTCATCTAATATTATTAATTTTTCTGCACTACTTGTTATTTTTTGACAAAATGGAATAATCGTATTATTAATAATTGATAATCCTCGATCATCTGAAGCATTCAATTCTAATACATTTTCACTATAACTTTGGGGATCTGGATAAATACTCTTCGCAATAATTAATATAGTTGATGTTTTTCCAGTGCCGGGTTCACCTGTTAAAATCATATTTGGCACGCATTTGTATTCAATAATTTTATGAATTTTTTCTAGTAAGAATGTATCAAGAAATATTTCGGATGTATTAGATGGTCTATATTTCTCGATCCATGGTAATCCAATATCGTTATCTATAATTCGATTCATTATAGTAATTATATGAATTTATATCTAAATCATTTTAATCATTTTTGATTTAATTAAATAATTTTGTACTAAATTATTTATTTATATCTATTTAATCAACTAAAGCATGCTCTAGTACTTGACTTATATGATCTATTAATACAACTTCAAATGTATCATCTTCAGGTGATAATCCATCTCTTCGTAATTTATTTAAATCTTCTTCATTCTCCTTAGGTATTAAGGCCTTTGTTACACCAGAACGCTTAGCTCCATTTAATTTGGCATCAACACCACCAATAGCAGTTACACTTCCGCATAAATCAATTTCACCTGTCATTGCTATCTTATTATTAATCTTACGACCAGATAATACAGAATATATAGCTAATGTCATTGCGGCACCTGCAGATGGTCCATCTTTAGGTGTTGCAGCTTCAGGTGTATGGATATGTAACCCAAATGCCTTTTTATTTTGACCATCATCTATAATTTTTTGTTTGGCTTCGTCACTTAATAAGCTGAATGCTAACTTTTTAGCATAATTTACAGATTCTCTCATTACTTCACCTTGTTTACCTGTCATATCTAATTCTAACATCTTATCAGCAGGATATTTCATTACTTGAATGACTGTTAATCCACCAATTCCTGATGTTGTAGCATATAACCCATTTACTAATCCTACGCTTGGTTCTGCAGCAGTTTTCTTTACTCTGACTTTAGGTTTATTTTCAAATAGTAATTCAATGTATTCTTTGGTTACTATAAATGGAATCTCGTATTTATCACCGTCATGAAATCTATTTAAATTAATATCACGAACAATCTCTTGAATCTTTTCTTTGATCTTACGAACACCTGCTTCATTTGTAAATGTTTCTACAAGATACTTTATCATATCTTCAGATAAGATCAATTCATCACTAGATAAACCAACCTCTTTTAATATTTCAGGTAACATATAATGTTTAATAATATGAATTTTTTCGGGAATAGTCAATGGATTAGTTTCAATTATAGTAATTCTGTCTCTAAGAATTGGGTCAATTAATGAAACATCATTAAAAGAAAATACAATTAATGCTTTTGATAAATCTAATTTTATACCGGCAAAGTACTTGTCTTCGAATTCATCGTTTTGAGTACCATCAGTTAAATGTGTTAAAATAGAAATAATTTCTCTACCATGTTCGGTTGCAGATACCTTATCTATTTCATCAATAAAAATAATAGGATTCATGCACTTGCTACTTATTAAAATATCAGCTATTCTACCCCATGTTGAACCAACATATGTAAAATTATGACCAACTAAAGTGGACCCATTTACAGAACCACCAATTGGTAAGAATGCAAATGGTCTACCTTCGCCGTTCTTATCAAGTAAACATTTAGATAATCCATTTTTAGCTAATGATGTTTTACCAGTACCTGGAGGGCCTTGTAGTCCTATTACTGCACCATTTGATTCACCATTAATCCATTGTGCAAAGATTCTTTCTAGTTGTGTCTTTGCTTCTTTGTGTCCATATACCGCATCATCTAATTTAGATCTTACGGTTCTTAAATAAGAAGTTCTATCTACTAAATAAGTAGTCCATGCTTCATATAGTTTCGATTCTTGTTCTTTATTCTTTTCCAAAAAATTAGTAATTTGAACATCAGAATAAAAGTTTTCATCAGGATATTGAAGTTTTAATTTAGTTGTAAATTCTCCTTTAAAATCTAAGACTTCATTCTTACTAAAAGTTCCAAATGGTAACTTTAGTAATCCATCTAACCATGATTGTGCTTTATTATCACCTTGGAAATTATTCTTCATAGATTTTAATTTTTCGAGTGCTTTAACTTTAACATCTTCCTCTGCTTTTAGTAAAGCAATACGTCTTTCATATGGAATATCAGATGTTGATAATTTTTCTAATTTTTCATCATCATCTTCTACCATTTTCTGTGAATTTTCTAAAAGTTCTCTAATACTGTAATGTAATGATTCATAAATCTCGCCTGCAACGTTCTTTTTATCTTTGCTCTTTAATACATCATATAAAACATATGCAAGTTTTTGATCGTCGTCATTACTCATTAATAGTAAAGTTAATATATCTACTTTTCTATATTTACTAGCTAATAAAAATTCATTTATTAGTGATAATAGTGGCTTTCCTTGAATAACTTTAAAATCATAGAATTTCTTTTTTAAATCATCACATAGTTCATTTGATGTACATGCTACAACATCTCTTAAATTTATAATTTTTAAATAATTACTTTTAAATTGTCTAGGAACATCATATAGATTATACGACATTGCAGTTTGATGGTCCTTGTATTTTGTATCAATAAATTCAATGTTTCTTGAAATATTTAATACGTCATCCTTAAAAATACCTTGAACCACTATAAATTTGATACCAATCTTCATGTACACACATGCTCCAAATTTATCTTCAAATAAACTTGCTGATTTAGAGTTTTTAGTTATCATTATGTTTTTTCTATCTAATATACCAATGCATTCAATATTGTTAAAGTTATTATCTCTATCTCTGCCTTTCTTTGGTGAAGTTTGAATTAATTCATTAATACTTTTTAAAAATGCAGGCATACTATTATCTCCTACAATTATAGATGAAGTTTTATTACTAGCGCCTCCTAATAATGATTCCAATAAATCTTTCGCCATTATAGCATTTTTCTTTTTTGGTTCAGTTTTATTAGAAAAGGGTATACTATCTTTATGATCTTCCGAATCCCATACACATATTGGTTTAAAAAATCTACTTAAAAATAATAATGTTTCTAATTCTTTTTCTTCAAAGTTATTTACCCAGTTTTTGCCACCGAATAATTCTAAAATATAATTAAAATTTTCGAACGAAATGTGATTAGAAAATTTGATTAATAGGTTATAAACTTTGAATAGAACTAAATTAATTTCTTTTAAGCTATGATCTTTTAGGGTTGCGTATGAAACTTTATTTGGTACAGTTCTTAATATATCATTAATTTCTTTTAATTCATCCAATATAATCATAAAGCTAGTATTTGTACCTGCATAAATATTAATTTTATTACAGGATACAAGATTACTTAACATACTCATTAATGAATCTTGATAAAATCTTAATTGGGAATTAATGTTATTTATTTCAGTCATATTAAACCTATACCTTCTTTGAAATGATATCAAAGAATTAACTTGATCTAAAGTTAATTTACTGGTCATCTTACTATTAGATGATATTTTAATTTTAAATACATATAAAATTAAAAAATCTTAATAAAATCTATATTAATATAATTTTCACACTCATGTTTTACTACTAGCTTTGAAGTTCGTCGGCTATTTCTAAATATGTCTTTCTGCTTATTTCCAAATTTACTTTAATAGTTTCACTTATATCACTTACACTAAATTCAAAACTCATTCTTATTTGTTTTTCGTGATTTTCATCTTCCTCTACAATAAATTCTATTTTAGGTTCAGATGTATCGCGAATATTATCTTCATCATCTGTATCAGAATTATCTAATATTATATCATCTGTGTCAGAATAATCTTCATTTGAACCTTTAATAATATTATTCTTTTCACTTTTTGAAGAAGATTCTAATTCGATTATAATATCGTCGTCTTCATAATCGTCGGTTAAATAAAATTTCTTTAACATATTTTTGGTCATCTAATATTACAGTATAAATTAATATTATATATTTATAATATTATTAATGTTATTACCATATACTTTTAAAATTATAGATATGTAATCATACTTTACCATTCGACGGATAATTACTGCAAACGAAGAAATGTTTAATTATATATAATATATACTTTATGTTAATGATAAGTTATTTATCTAAGAGAATAATTAGGAATAATATATTTGCATCATATCATACTAACGTAATTGACCATTATGAAAATCCACGAAATGTTGGAAAATTAAATAAAAAAGATATAAATGTTGGGACAGGTCTAGTTGGTGCACCAGCATGCGGGATGTAATGCAATTACAAATTAAAGTAAATACTGATGGAATAATTGAAAAAGCGGTTTTTAAAACTTTTGGGTGTGGTAGTGCAATCGCATCTTCGTCATTTACAACAGAATTATTACACGGAATGCATATTGATAAAACTGTATCAATTAGTAATCGAGATATAGCTAGCCATTTAAAGCTACCAGTCATAAAATATCACTGCAGCATGTTAGCAGAAGATTCAATTAAATCGGCAGTTGAAAATTATAAACAAAAAAATAAGAAATAATTAAATAATTAAGTTGACGATTTGATATTGTCATTACTGCAAAAAAGCAATTTCAAGTATATCACTTAAAATTTTTTATAAATTATTATAATGAACTATAATAATTTACTTAAAAAATTTGATAAATATTATTTATTTATAAAGAAAGATTCAAAAATAGTGTCTTTTGGTAATAATTCTAATAAAAAAGAACTCTTTGACAGTTTTAAAAATAAATATATTAATAAATATGATGGAATTAATTTGATTCTACTTAAAATTTACAAAGTTACATATAACCCAAAACAACCTATAAAAATGATATTTGGTCCTATTAAAGTTGATATAAACTTCTTTGAATTATCTAAAAGAGGTGCTATTAAAACAAATAAGTATGAAACTAGAAATAATCATCTATTTTATACAACAGAATACTTGGATAATAATAAGATATCTAAAAAAGATTTTAAAAAAATTGTTAATATGGCTAGTGATAATAAATTAGAAAAAAGATTACTTGCACCAAAAACTATTGAACAAATAATTATTAAATTATCCGTATAAAGTTCCGATTTGTTGACAATGTGGGCATTTACAATACCCTTTGCCTTTTCTATATGTTTCTTCACAATATGCATGTAGTTTAATATTACAGCGACAACATTTAATTAAATCAATGTTATCGACATGATCCCAGCATATTAAACAATCATTATTCACATTATCTATATTACAATTAGAGTATATGACGCCCATTTAGTAATACTATTATTGTTAAATAAAATAGTATTCAATAATTATTGAAAACTATTTTATTTAATACTATTTATTATATTATTAAATGAATGATATTATTATTTTTACTGATGGTTCCGCATTAAACAACCAACAAAAAGGTAAAAGAAAGGGTGGTGTTGGTGTTTTCTTTGGTAAGAATGACAACAGAAATATTTCGTCACCATTAAAGGAAACATCATCTATTAAAGTAACAAATCAAGTTACAGAACTATTAGCTTGTGTTATGGCACTAGAAACACTTTTATCATCACAAATAATTAAATCTAAGAAAATTACTATCTATACAGACTCTATCTATATCGTTAATATGATGTCAGATTGGATTAAAAAATGGGTTAAAAACGAGTGGAGAAAAAGCGACGGTAAATTAGTTGATAACATTGAACTAATTAAAAAATTATATTTTTTATCTATGAATATTGGTGTAAAATTTAAACATGTTAAAAGTCACCAAAAAGAACCATCAGACGATAGTGCTGATTATAATATATGGTTTGGTAACGATCAAGCAGACAAACTTGCTGTAGCCGCATCAAAATCACTATAGATATATATTATAGATATATTATATGAATATAATTAATTTGAAAGATTCAATTATTTACTTTAATGAACAGAATATAATCGAATATTTAACACTATTAAATAGTCTTACAACTGTTTATAGTAATGATCAAGAACTACAAAATATGGTAACTAACTTTAGAACGACTGTTTCAGAGTTACCATCAAATACAATGATTTATGTAATTATGAATGATAAACAAGTTATTGGATCAGGTACATTATTAATAGAACAAAAAATTATTCACAATTATGGAAAAGTTGGACACATTGAAGATATTGTAATTGATAATAATATGAGAGGTCAAGGATTAGGAAAAAAAATAATAAACTATCTTATTAGTCAAGCTAAAATATATAATTGTTACAAGGTTATATTGGGATGTGATGATAGTAAAGTAGACTTTTACAAAAAATGTAAACCCGATAATAGTAAAATTAAAGTTATTAATCAAATTTCATATTATTTAGATACAATATGAGTTGAGATTTATTCGACAACAACAGATTTCGCTAAATTTCTAGGAAAATCTGGATTTATATTTCTTACTAATGATAATTTATATGCTAATAGTTGTAATGGTATAACTGATAATAAATCACCAAACACATTACTCTTTGGTAGTATCATACTATTTTCTATATTACAATCCGCATTATCAGTTATAAATAAAATGGGGGACATTCTTGATTTTATTTCTTCATATACATTTATCATTTTACTATAATGTTCATTATTTGGTGATATTAATATTACTGGAAAATCTTTTGATAATAAAGCAAAAGGTCCATGTTTTAAGGAACTCCCGCTATAACCTTCTGCATGAATATAACTTATCTCTTTTATTTTTAAAGCTGCTTCTTTTGCTATAGATTCAGACCGTCCTTTGCCTAAAATAAATAAATTATCTTTATTCACTAAATTTATAAATTTATTTACTTTATTCTTTGATAGTTCTATTGTTTTCTTTATTAGAATTGGTAATTGTCGTAGATTCGATATATACTCTTTTCTCTTATTAATATTTGCATCATGTATCTGACTAAACCATATTGACATTAATGATAAAACTATTACTTGGTTTGTAAAACATTTAGTTGATGCAACACCGACTTCTCGACCTGCATTTAGATAAACACCACAATCTACTTCTCTAGCAATCATAGAATCAACTACATTAACAATACCTATTAAAAATAAATTATTTTCTTTGCCAATTTGAATACATCTATGTAAATCTTTAGTTTCGCCAGATTGTGATAACATGATTAAAGCAGTATTGCCAACTTTTGGTATATCTATTTTACTAAATTCAGCACCATCAGAAATAGAAACATTATTAAAGCAACATAATTCTTTAAAATAACTACAACCAATTAATGCCGCATTGTATGATGTACCACATGCTAGAAATATTATATTATCTATTCTTTTTAATATTTCAATATGACCTTCTAATCCTCCTAATTTAACTTTATTCTCATCTAATAATCGCCCACCAAAACTTAATGCTCTTAAAGATGCATCATATTGTTCTTCAATTTCTTTAATTGTCCAATGATCATATGGATATGGTGATAAATCAAAATTTTCATTAATTGTATCTTTTAGTTTATATTTCTTATCAGTTTTAATATTTATTTTACCTGATTCATATGAAATCTCACATAAATCATTGCCTTCTAATATAAAATAATTAGATACTTTGCCGTCAAATCCAGACTGTTCTGAACTAATCATTACAAAGTCTTCATTTTCTGATATTAATAATGGACTCCCTTTTCTTACACAATAAAGTTTATCGGGTGTTTCTGTATTAATAATAACTAATCCCCATGTTCCTTCTAATTGCTGAAGACATGTTTGAATTGCTTCAGTAAATGTTACATTTGGTTGATTATAATAATATGCAATTAGATTTGAGATTACTTCTGTGTCAGTTTCTGATTGAAATGTAATATTATTTTTTATCAAATGTTTTTTTAAACTAGCATAATTTTCAATTATACCGTTATGTACTAATATTACTTTTCCATCATAACTTATATGAGGGTGAGAATTTATATCTGTTTTTGCACCGTGAGTTGCCCATCTTGTATGCCCAATACCAATATTGGCATTTGGAAGTAATTCAATATTATTATTTGATATATATTTTTCAATCTGAATTAATGATGTTTGATCTTCGGTACTAGCGATCTTAAAAGTATTAAAATTTGAATCATTTGTAGATACAGAGAAGCCTGCACTATCATAGCCTCTATTCTGTAACTGTTTTAATCCATTTAATATATATTGTAATATATTAATATTATTCTTTGATAAGAGACCAATAATTCCACACATTATGTTAATTTAGATAAATTTTTTAAATATAAATCAATTACCATATTCTTAGATAACCAATGCTTGTATAGTGTCTTTTTAAAACTTTCATAATTTAAATCGTATTTATTAAATAATAGTTCTCTTATATATACTTCTAAATCACCTATTTCAGAAGCTCCTAATAATTTTGTTAAATACATTGTTTTATTTATATATTTTGGCATTATTAGTGTTAAATCATATATTTTACCTAACCTATTACTATTTGATAATATACTAAACATACAATGTAATCCTTTTGCTTTTGGCGCGAGAGTATAATTATATATCGGTAATTTATTCTGAATACAATATTCCATTGATTGTTTATGTTTTTTATTATCATATCGTGTACCTTCTGGGTAAATTATTATAGTACCATTTTTAATATTTTTTAGCTGGTCACTTATTAATCCTTCATCATTCTCCCAATTTCTAGTAAGTCTAATATCATCCGATAATAATGGACCAACTATTGGTATTTTTATAATACTATCTTTAAAAACAAAATAATAATTTGGTATATTAAATTGACATAATATTACAATTATAATCAAAAAATCAATTGTTGAAATATGATTTGCTACTAATAAATCTATCTTATTATCATCACTTTTTTTCATTTCACCTGTAATATTAATATTATTAAAAAAATATTTTCTTAATACATCACTCACGCATCGCTGCCATTTTTCTTTTACTATTAATCTGCCATTATATTTATCACCTTTAAATACATAAGATACTGTATAATAAAAACATAAATAAAATACTATTTTTAAAATACCATAATTTTTTTTAATCATTAAAAAATACATTATTATTTTTTAATGATAATCACGCACTAATTAAAAAAGTACATTATTATAGGTATATAAGTCGCTTAAGCAAAAATCCAAATGCGAATAACTAAATAAATAATAGTGAGTTAATGATTATCACTCTCCAATAAAAATGTATTAATTAATTGTTGATATAATATTTTTGATTTTTTGCCATCTAATTTTCTACAATTTCCAAGTATCATTGTTTTTCCAAGCAATGGTTCATCTATTTTCTCAATTAATTGAGGATCGACATATGCCCATAATACTTTGGAACTAATTTCACCCTCATTCGAAATTGATACAAATTGTGCATTATAAATATCTGCAAATGGGCTTTTTGACAGTGAAAGCGAATAATATTTCAATACTTGAAATAAATTATTATTAATTAATTTTTGGAAACGAATATCATCTTTCATTAAAATATACGCAGAATTTGATATAGCAAGCCCATATGGACTTTCGATAGTCGCACTTCCCTCATCAGCACATTGATATACCTTATTACTATTTGACATATAAACACGTCCGTAACTATCGTGGTATCCTAATTCTGAAATAGTAGAATCTTGTAACACAACACGAACCTCATTTAAATGACTGTATTTTTTATCATTATCGGAGTTAATCTTTATTTTATTACATTTATAATAAGGGTGTGATTTATTTTGTAAATCTTTATCTTCAAACCAAACACTAACTTCAAGAGATATGCCTGTAATATGGCAATATATTGTAAAACATCCCATGATTACTTGATATTATATTCAGATTAATCAATACGAAAATCAATTTTTATCTGTCAATAGTTCTTTTATTACTAAAAAGGTTTTATTTAGTTTTTGCCAATAGTTCTTTTATTAATATAATATCCGCTTTATCTTTTTCTCTATTCATTTTCTTTTTCCATTTTAATAAAGATAATAAATTTAAAAATTGGTGATTATTTTTATCTTTCTCAAACCCGTTATTCTTTGTTAAATTTGATAAAGAAAATTGATTTGTAGGGAACCCAACTGTTGGACTTTTCATAAATGCTTCAATCGAAAAATCTTGTTCTTTTGACGAAGTTAATTCATTATACTCTTTTGTTAAATCAAAAAACCATCTTATCTGATTATTATAGAATTCAATTTTACCGAAACCTTTTTGTGTTGCATCATTTAATTTCATAAATTCATCTTGATCTAAATTTATATCCAAATCATTAATTGTTCTATGTTTTCGAATTGAAAATGAACCTAAAATATAATACTTTTTTGGATTAATTTTACATAAATCAATAAAAATATATTTTAGAATATTTGAAAGTTTATCATATTTTTTAACTGATTTTGACAATAGTATTTTTTTATTTTACTATTCATATATAGTATTTTAGATTATTAATTTTGCGTTATTTATTTAAGCCTGATTACTTGCGAATACGACTTTCTTAATTTAAATTTAATATTATTTTCTTCAAATACAATATTTTCACTATAATATTCATATTCTGTATTATAATAGCATATTGCTAACTGCGAATGGTTTTCATTAATATTCCAGTAATCTCTTACTAATGGATATACATAATGAATTAAGTGGTTCATCGTAAAATTATTACAAATTATTAAAGCTAAATTTGCATTTATATATTTCTTATTGATTGTTTCTAAATATTGTTTTATAGTTTCTATTATTTTATTTGGATTATTATTTGGTATTTTCTTAATTATATCTATAATATTTAAATTATATGATTCATTGCATGTTTCATGTTGTGTTATTAAATTATATTTATTAAATAGATCTTGTTTTGATATAAACTTAGTTATACCATTATGTTCTTTAAAATGAACAGAACATCTATTAGAATCTAAATATACATAAAATGGACAATTATTAATATAACATTTACTCATACTATAGTTATCTGATATATTTTCTAAATATATTTAATGAATAATTACTATCTAACTATTTAAAATATAAGAAAAAATATTTAGATATTAAAAATATCAAAACAGTAATTTTAAAGGTGGGTATATAATTGATACTAATATATTAGTTAATCGGATACTATTAATGATAAATTTACTTTATTAGATTAGCATAATATTGAACCATATTATCGTATTAATAAAATTATGAATAATGAAGTTAAAATAAATTATTTATTGTTGTTAATAAAAATTGGAAAGTGTAACGAGAAAATTTTTAATTTTTCGTTTCACTTTTTAACCGTTAGAACCTATTGATACTAGCAATTAGTAACACTATTTTGTCTATTTCTAGATTTAACGGTGCGATTATACTTAATTTTATTCTTTAACAATTCGAGTTTATCCAATTCAATTCGAACTTTTAGGTTTAATGTAATTTGGTCAACACACGAATCGCATATTATATGAATATCAGCGTGTTCATCTGAAAACCAGAATTGATTATCTAATCCGGTACTTATTATAGTCTGACAATGAGCACAATAAAACATATATTTATATTATATTGCTAATAAATAATAATATTTCAATTTTTAATAATAACATTCAATTGCTTATACTACCATTATATATATACATTAAGTTTTAGTCAATTTTCGATATATACTATATGAAATATCTATAAAAATAAAATTATATCATATATTATAATGTCAAAGAATAATATTAGAAAAATAAAATGTACAACCGACTGTATTAATAGTAATGAAACTATGATTCATCCGGTATCACTTCTTCAAATATATAATAAAGTTGATGATAAACAATGTTTACATAATAATATACTATCGAAAGCCATTGTAATAAAATGTGACAAAGATAAATTAAGTTTAGATGAATTAGTAAAACATATGGAGGTACCATCTATATATATTGATCCAATAGATATGGTATTATTTTATAATATTGAAACGATTGATAGTCTTGACTCATGGATTGATAGTAATTATAAAGATAAACCTTTTGATACAATTAATCGTATTTTTAATATGTGGATATATGTCAATATAATTAATTTGAAATTATTTAATAATGTTCTAGTTAGCATAATAAAAAAACTTCTAATTTTTAATTTTATTGATATTAAAGAAAAACATATAGATAATGAATTAAAAGATTACGTTGATTATTGGTTAAAAAAAATTAATAAAGAACAATTCGAATATAATTTAATAGGTGATTTTAAAAATTATCTCAATAAGAAATATGACGAGTAATAATATTCCAGAAATCCGAATTAAAAAATACTATCCGCCACCACCTATTATTGGTACATACTTTGAATATATAGATGTTAATAAAGATGAAAAACTTAGATCATCTGTTACTAGTTTCTTTCATAGAAAGATTATTAAATGGGTATCATCCTATCCGGAGTTTTCAAATTTAAAAAAATATACTTCTAAAATTTCATCTGATGCCGGATACAAACTAATCTACAAGCTAATTAGAAATTTTGTTAAAGAATATAATATTAACTGGTATGATCTTAAAGATTATTATGTAACCTTTAAAGATTATATTAAATATAACCTAATTAAAAAAATTGCACTTGCATGATTTATATTATTTCCATAAAACTCATTTTATTTACAATGTAATAAAATAAGTTTTTTCGTCAAATCTATTTTCTCCTACGACTAATAAATTTATACAATGCAACTTCACCTAATTGCTTGTGATATCTATTAGTATTTACAGGTTCATTATTTATATTTTGTTTTTCCACTCTATTTTTAGTTTCAGTAAAACTTTCAGGAATCATTGAATTTAATTGATTTAAACTAAAAATATTACTTGGATAATTTCTCTCATATTCACTATTACTTGATTGGTTGCGCATAGGATACGTATTAGATTCACTATTATTTGATTGTTTACGAATCGAGTCCTTATTAGATTCACTATTATTTGATTGTTTACGAGTCGAGTCCTTGTTAGGTTCTTCTTTTATATTAATTGTTATCTTATTACTTGGACTTTGAGTATTTGTTTTCTTAATATTTGTTTTTAATTTATTAAACATTAATATTTTGTTAGCCGAAGATGTATTATTTATAAATGATGATTCTGTATTTTCAGTATTACTTTCTTTAGTATTATTTCTTATAAAGATATTTGAATTTGAATTTATTTCACTTTCACTATCAGATTCAGATTCAATTTCAACTGAATCTTCACTGTCTGATAAAATTAAATTATTTATATTTGATTCAGACTTATTATCTTTCTTATTAAAGTTAGATTTTTCTACTTGTTCATATTTATTATCAAAATCTTTTATCCAAGAGTTAAATTGGTCAGAATCTAAATTTAAGTATGTTTCAGTTGTATCTTTTAATGACATTATATTAAAACTTATATTAAATTTTAATCAAAAAATTCGCAGCCTATTTTTATGAAATAAGTCTTTTTGTTTTGCAAATATATTCGGTGAAAATAATGAGACTAGTTATCATTTTACTTGATAAACCACTTTTAAAAACAACATATTGTTCTATACAAGTGGTGCCATATAAATTGTTATTTTATTTAATTAACCGATAAAATTCAATTTCTAAATTTAAATTAAATTTATTATTTAAAAAACTAAATGATATATCTGCAAGTGAATTAAAATCAAATGATTTTAAGACAAGTTCTTTTATTTCAGATGGTATATCTAAAATAGTAATAGTATCATCACTTAATTGAAATGTTTTTTCTTTTATTATAAAATTACACAGTCTAATAAAGAAATCTACTTTTAAACTTGTATTTTTAGCTTCATTTATATTTTTAATGTGAAGTAATAATATTTGATAACCTGTTACATTTAAATCAATTAACTTAATATCAAATTTATAATCAAATAATATAACTTTCCTAACAATAGTTGAACAAAATTTTTTCATACAGTTAAACATATTTGATTCAGAACAAAAAGTAACCAACTTAGTTATATCAGTATAATCATCCAATATATAATTTATTTTTCTATAAATAGTTGGATATTTGTCTTTAAAATGATCACATTTTATTATTAATAATAATTTCTTATATAAATTACTACTTGTATCGGATATTTCATCTCTACCATGATCTTTAATTTTATCATATATATCTTCGTAGAATGATACTCCTTCTTCTATTTGAATAAATTTATTATCTATTAATTGTTTTAATCTATATTCTGTGTTTATATTATAGTATAAAAGATGTCTCGGTCTTATTATATTAAATATAATAGATGATAATTGTGTATCTATTTCAGCTAACTTATCTGCAAAATTAATATTAATAAAGTTTATGATAAATGGTTTTAAGTTTTTTTCGAACTGTGTAGTCATATGTCCTAATATAAAATTATTATATAAATCAGAATAGGAAAGTTCATTATCATTACTATTAAAGTATATAGGTTTGTATTTTTTCAGATCATATAGTAATTTATTTAAATTAAACCAATTAAATGTTGATAGAACATCATAATGATTACTTAGTTTATTAATTGCTAAATAATAATTATTTGGTTCTAACATTTCCCAAAACTGTTGTTCAGTTGAGTCAATTGCCGACATATGTCTTATAAAGTTAATAATTTTTTGATGTTTCTTAAAGGATTCAATATTAGATTGTGACATTAATATAAGAAATCCCAATTTATCATATGATACACTTTTAAATACTAAAACATCAATAAAATTTAAAAAATGTAACCAATGACTATTAATATTAAAATAATTTAGTAAAAGATCTTTATATTCTTCAAAACTAAATTCTTTATTTATGTATTTATACAATTTTTTAATCTGTTGATAATATTTTTTATTCTTTTGATATATAACTTTATCAATGTACTTGTGTACAAAAAATATTATTTTAAAAATACCTTCATTTTTAAATGTTTCTTCGTTTAATGTACCTAATAGATAATTAAAACCAATTGAATCCCAACTGACATTATCTCCTAATAAATTCTTGTATGAATCTTTTTGATTGCAAAATTTAACTTTTGTATTAATAGATAGTTTTAAATTTTTAATAACTTCATTATTTGTTTCAAAACCTAGATTAAAATTATGAGATTCGAGTTTTCCCATTAATTTAAAATCATATGATATGGAATTATCTAATGTAAATACTGTCGAATAATTAGTTATAAAATGTCTACACCTTGATTCTATAATATATTGTAACTCCAAATTGGAATCAAAATTCTTTTTATTTATTATGTATTTTCCAGTTTCTATTTTCTTTTTTATTATCTTTGAATTTAAAATAAAGGTATTGTGCTTGGGATATACTAACTTGTATGTTATTTCTTTATTATCAGAATCACTTGAAGATTCGGAAAAACCAAGTGTTCCAGCGATGTATTTAAAATCAGATGTGTTAACGGTTACCTTCTTATGAGTAGCTTCTAACTTTTCGTGATTAAATTCTATTTCTATTTCAACAGCACCGAGTTCTTCCATAATTTGACAAAATCCTCTTAATTTATATTCAGTTAATTTCAATTGATACTTGCTCATAGGAACAAATAATAATTTATTTTGAATTTGAATTTTTTTATATACCATATTTTTATATATATCACCTTCATCAAAACATATTTGATATTTAAATTTAATATTATATGTCTCGGAATCATTTGTTAAGAGATACTTGTTGTGTCTATTTATTATTTTTTTTATTAAATTAATTGAACTAAACGGCAAAAACAAGATTCCTGGAAATTTATCAGGATTAATATATTTTAAACTATTTGATTTTAAAAAACAAAACCATCTTGTATTATTAACTAATCTAATTCGATAATCATCTGTGAATATAACTACATCAAATAGATAAAATAACTTAACTATATCATCTTTCTTATCTACAAGCTCTGCTGATGTATAATATGATTTCTCTAATGTTACTGTATCAATATCAGAACTCTCAATCTCATCTTTACTATCTGTTATGCTATTATCATTATTGTAGAATAGAAACTCATCATTTCTTTTATTTCCGACAAGTTTAATATTTATTGAATCACTGTTTGATAAAGTTTCACATTCTTCTTCTGATGATAATGTGTATAAAGACGGCGTATTTTTATCATTATTGAAATCTTCTATAATATCATTTAATTTATTATCATTGGGTATATTACTCATATTAAATATATATATATATAAATATTATATTACAATTTATAAAATTACCACCCATATTAGTTTATATAATAGATATAAGTGTATAATATATATAATGAAAGCACCTAAAGACAAACTACCATATTAAAATAAACTAATGGATTATATTAAAGAGATAAAGGTAAAGGATTATTTTAAAATACATAATCATTTTTCAGAAATTTATGGATACGATAGAACCATAATTTTAATGCAAGTAGGTTCTTTTCACGAATCTTATTCAACGGATACAGAAGGGTTGAATTTGGAAGAAATTGCACAATCCTTAGATGTCATTTGTACATGTAA